TTAAGGACCGTCAGCGCTTCCTCGAGGGTAAGTTCCTGGCGCAGGTCGACAACGCACTCTGGACACAAGACCTGATCGATCGTCACCGCCGCAAGATTGAGCAGGTGCCATTCCTGGCCCGTATCTCGGTGAACATCGACCCGTCCGGTTGTGAAGGCGAGGAGGATTACCGTTCAGATGAAATCGGTATTACCGTCACGGCCAAGGACCACCAGAAGCGTGGTTATCTGCTTGAAGACGCCTCGGGCCGATACTCACCGAAACAATGGGCCATCAAGGCCAAACAACTTTACGACAAATACGGCGCAGACGTCATCATCGCTGAACGTAACTATGGTGGCGCAATGGTGGAAGCGACCATTCGAGCCCACTGGCCCGCTGCTCCTGTAAAGATCATTACAGCGTCTCGCGGCAAGGCTCAACGAGCTGAGCCTGTGGCACTGTTGTACGGTGACCCGATGAAGGCGGTGAACAACCAACCGATCGGAAAAATCTTCCATGTCGGTTATTTCCCTGACCTGGAAGAACAACTCTGCAACTTCTCAAGCTCTGGCTATGAGGGCGGTAAGTCTCCGGACCGTGCTGACTCAATGATCTGGGGCTTCACCGAGCTTCTGCTCACTGGCTCAACCTATACCTTGGCGAATGTGGCATGACCGATACTCCATACACCGACGTCGACCCGGCCACTGCCCAGCGCTTGCCGCCTGGTGGAGCCCAAGCCGCGGCTGACAAGGGTGTGATGCTCTTCGACTCTATGCTGAACCTGGTCTCAGGTCTTGGCATGTCGCATGACAAGAATACGGCCAATCAGTTTGTATTCGCTCCGATGGGCGAAGTCGAGCTCGAGAACTCGTTCCGTGGCGATTGGATTGCCCGCAAGGCTGTTCTGTTGCCAGCGGAGGACTCGGTTCGCCAAGGTCGTAACTGGCAAACCAAGAAAGACAACATCGAAAAGATCGAGCTCGAGGAAGCTCGGCTGGGGATGTGGGCTGCGATTAAGAAGGCTCGTATCCTCGGTCGACTCTACGGGGGTGGGGCTATTATCATTGGTGGTCCTGGGAACCCGGACGAGCCTCTCATCCCCTCTCAGGTCACGAGGGGTGGTCTGAAGTATCTCCTGCCGGTCTCTCGCTATGACCTTCGTCCGATTGGGCTAGACACCGACCTGCTTTCGCCTTGGTTTGGTGAACCCATGTACTGGGAACTGCAGCTGACCAATCAGGGCAGTGCTCGTAGCGTGCGTTACCCGCGCATCCACCCCTCGCGAGTTATCCGCTTCTTCGGCAATCAGGTTCCGCATCGTCGTTTGGCTAAGGGCGAGAACGATTTCTGGTCTGACTCGGTTCTGCAGGTGGTGAAGGACGCGATCATGCACGCCGCCGTGGCTCAGGCTGGTATTGCGGGCCTGGTGCAAGAGGCCAAGATCGATGTCGTGCGTATTCCGAACCTGATGGAACACCTGTCGACCGCGGACTATACGGAACGCCTCACCAAGCGCTTTATGTACGCCGCGGCCGCCAAGTCTTCGCAGAACACTCTCATCCTGGATTCTGAAGAGCAGTGGGAACGCAAACAAATCAACTTTACGCAATTGCCGGATATTCTGAAGCTGTATCTGCAGATCGCTTCTGGAGCTCTGTCTATTCCAGCAACCCTGATGGTTGGTCTGTCGCCTCAAGGCCTTAACGCCACCGGCGATACGGAAGAGCGCGTCTATTACGATCGAGTCAAATCAGAACAAAAAAGTGAGTTGAGCCCTGCCATAGCGCCGTTGGATGAGATGGTTAAGCGCTCTGCTTTGGGTAAATCGCCGCGTGATATGTATTACGTGTGGGCGCCGCTGTGGCAGATGAGTGAGAAAGATGCTGCAGCTGTCTCGAAAACCCGTGCGGATACGATTCGCACGATCGCTGAGACTAATCTCATTCCGATGGAAGTCCTGGCTCGCACTCAGGCGAACCAACTGATCGAAGATGGTCAGTTCCCGGGCTTTGAAGCAGCTTTCGAGGAAAACGGTGAAAAGACTGGCCCTGGACCTGTTAAGAAGTCTGAAGAAACCAAGCCTCCTACTGGGACGGAGCCGGAACCCAAACCCTCTGAACAAGAGCCTGACGCTGGAGCCTGAAGTTATGACTGTTCATCTGCATGATAAGGCCACGGTTACCAGCCGCGTGCTCGACCATCGGGGTATGCGCGTTGGCGCTACGTTTTCCCGTGTGGGCATTCAAAGGTATACAGCACGTGAGCTAGGTTTACAAGGGCGTCCTCCTGGTGATATTCTTAGGGTATACCGCCCCGAAGAGGAGGTCTTCTCCCAGGAGAGTCTGGACAGTTTCGAAAACGTTCCGATCACGGATGATCATCCGCCCGAGAACGTTACCTCTTTGAACGTTCGCAAATACGGAGTCGGTGTGGCTCTCGGAAAGCGGACGCGTCAAGGTGATCATACCGTCGGTGAGGTCCTCATCCAGGACGCCGGAGCGATCGCCAAGGTCGATAACGGCAAGGTTGAGCTTTCCGATGGTTATTCCTGCGAGATCGAGTTGAAGTCCGGTGTCTGGAATGGCCAGGAATACGACGCGATCAAGCGGAATATCAGAGGTAACCACATCGCCATTGTTGGCGCCGGGCGTTGTGGTGGGTCCTGTCGTTTGTCGGACGGAGCAATCTGTGAAGACTGCGCGGGTCAAACAGAGGTGCCTTGCAACTGTCATGGAGATGACGAAATGAGCGGAAACGGGCCGGCGAGCCCTCAGCTCGTGACGCGCCTCGTGGATGGCCTCACCATCGAGGTCACCCCGCAGGGTGCGCAAGCGATCGACAAGCTGACGACTCAGCTGGCCGACGCTCAGCGGGAGACGGCGACGGCGAAAGCCGCGCTGGAAACCGCAACCGCCGACCACGCCAAGGCCCTCGAGGCCAAGGACGGTGAAATCACCGGCCTGAAGGCGCAGGTCACCGACGAGGCCCTCGACAAGCGCGTTGCCGAACGTGCCAACCTCGTCGCCACCGTCCAACAGGTCCTCGGCAAGGACTATGACCCGAAGGGCAAGTCCAACATCGACCTGATGACGGACGTCGCCTCGAAGGCCTACGGTCCCGAAGCGGTCAAGGACCGTTCGCCGGAATACATCGAAGCCCTCTTCACCACGGTGAAGCCGGCCGGTGGTTCGGCGCAGGACACTGTCCGGACGACCGTCGGCGATGCCCTGCATCAGCCGCTTCAGCCCCGCCCGCCGCTTCGTCGGACCCTGCAGGATGGTCAATCCGACCAGCCGCAAGGCCGCGATGCCTATCTGGCCCGCCTGCGCGGAGGCCGTGATTACGGCAGCCGCCAACAAGGAGCGTAACGCGCCATGCCTCCGTATGACGCTCGCATCGCGCAGGCCCTGCCGGGCATGATCGCGAACAGCCGTCCTGGCGACGGCGTCACCGTCATCATCGAAGACGCCGCCGGCGTCGGTTTCGGTGTGCCGGTCTTCCAGGGTGTCAAGGACAACGGTGCGACGGCGACCCCGTCGGCCAAGTTCCTGGGCATCACGCCGATCGACATCACCCTCGTCCACAAGGGCGCGGACGTCGACCGCTATAAGCAGGGCGAAAACGCTACTGCGAAGCGCGGCGGTGTGATCTGGGTCACCAACGGTGCAGCCGCGGTCGTCAAGGGCGACCCCGTCTACATCACCCCTGCCGGCGCCTACACGAATGTGGATGGCGGCGGCGCGAACTTCGCGGCCGGACGGTCCGTCTTCGACAGCTCTGCTGCCGCCGGCGCCCTCGTTCGCATCGAAGTCAACCCGTAAGGAGCTGATCACATCATGTTCGGACAACTTCAGCTCCAGGACGTCGACCTGTTCGACGCCCAGCAGGCTCTCAGCTTCCTGCGTCAGCAGGCCGCTGAGATCGAGGCCGAGGTCTACGAGACTCCCTATGCCGATACCCAGTACCAGAATCTGGTGCCGGTCGACACGGGGCTGGATGAGTGGGCCAAATCGGTCACCTACTACTCGACCGATAAGGTCGGCCGCGCCGAGTGGTTCCACCACAAGGCCCAGGATGTGCCGTACGCGGACGTCATCCGGTCGGAAGCCGAAGTCGCCATCGAGATGGCCGCCATCGGCTACGAGTACACCCTCGAGGAAATCGCGCAGGCTCGTCGCCTGGGCATTCCGCTGGATACCGATCGTGCCGATGCCGCTCTCCGCGCCTACGAGGAGTTCGTCGACGCGGTCGCTCTTTACGGCGCCGCCGAGAAGGGCTGGGCTGGTCTGCTCAACAATGCCACTGTCACGGCGGGCCTCGCGCCCAACGACGGCACTGGCGGTCTGCGGACCTTCCCGTCGAAGACCTCCAACCAGGTGCTTCGTGACATCAACGCGTTGGTCGGCGGCATCTATGTCGACACCCGGCGTATCGAGGTCGCGGACACCATCCTGATGTCGCTGGAACGGTACAACTACCTGGCCACGACGCCTCGGTCGGACACGTCGGATGAGTCCATCCTGAGCTACCTGCTCCGGACGAACGTCCTGACGGTGACCACCGGCCGCCAGCTTCGCGTCTTCGCGGTGCTGGGCCTGGAGACCGCCGGCGCCGGCGGCACCCAGCGGATGATCGCCTACCGTTACGATCGTCAGGTCGTGAAGCTGCATCTGCCGATGCCGCACCGCTTCTTGACGGCCGCCAACGTCCCGGGCTCCATCATCTTCAAGGTGCCGGGCATCTTCCGCCTGGGTGGTACGGAAATCCGTCGTAAGGCGGCTGTCCGTTACCTGGACGGCATCTAGGGCCTGAACACAGCCGCTGACCTGGGTAACTGGGTCAGCGGCTGCTGGTTTCATAGCGAGAGGAGTGCCACGAGGTGGCCGACGAACAGAAGACCGCGGTTTTCCGCGTTACGAACAAGGCCCCGGGACCGCGGATGGTTCTGACGGCCACCGGCGGGCATAGCCTGCAGAAGGATGAGTCGAAGGTCCTTCGTCTCAGCGAAAACGATGTCAAGGGCATTCAGCCCTACATCGACCTGAAGCACTTCGTGTTGGAACCCGCGTCGGAAGATGACCTGCCGAAGGCGACCAGCGTGGACATCGGCGGCGAGCAGCCGGAACTCAAGACAGGGAACCCTGTCGATGCTGCCACGGTCGGTGGCGAAGGCGATATCGTGCCGGAAGAACCGACTGGCGGCGACGACGATGACGGTCTCGACGACGAACAGTCCGACGGTCCGACCCACGTCGAGCACCGTGGCTTCGGTCGTTTCTACGGCATGCGCGGCGACGAGAAGATCACGCAGGCGATGAACGAAGACGAGGCCAACGCCTACGCGGCCGAACACAACCTGCAATCGCCTGTGACCCCCGACCCTTCGGACGAAGGTGACGTGACCGACCCCGGCGACGGCGGCGGCGCGGAGTCGACGGACAACACCGAAGACGCCGGCGACGGCGCCGAACAGCAGTCGTAAGACTGCTCGGGCTGGAACCTCCTCGTGCCATATGTTGCGCCGACCGTACAGGACCTGAAAACCCGCTTCCCCAGCTTCGCTGGGGTGGCGGATACGGTGCTGCAAGCTGCTTTGGGAGAAGCAGCTAATAAGGTCGACCAAACCTGGCGCGAGGAGGATTTTCAACAAGCTCAACTGCTTTATGCAGCCCATGTCTTGACCATGGATGGTCACGGCACTGGTCGAGAAGCCAAGTTTGCGGCGCTAGGCGACGCTGGCATCTCCCAGATCAAGATTTCTTCGCTCAGTGTGTCGATGAAGGCACCTGGTGCGGACACCACAAAGACTGCCAGCCTGTTAAGCCGGACTTCTTTCGGTAAACGGTTTCTGGATATGCTCCGTCTGAACCATCCAGCGATCATGGTGGCCGATGGGCGTCCTTGACGGTTTTCAGCAACTCTTTGGAGAGGTGTTCGAGGATTTTCTGTTCCCCGGATGGCTCCATAAGACCAATCTCGTTGACAACGGGAAGGGTGGCTATACTAGCACCCATGAGGAGTACCCGATTTTTGTTCTGATTGAAGAACAAACTGAAGAGATGCGCAGTGAGCCGAACTATTCTGAACAAGATTCTGCTTTGCTCATTCTGCAGCATCACATCCCTGACGGTGTTGAACTGGACGGAGATGATGAAGTCACAACGGTGGTTGAGGGCAAGTCTCAGGATTGGAAGCTGAAGGCTCCGATCAAGCAAGACCCTGTAAGAGCTGCCTATATAGCCCGAGCCACGGAGGTGACCGGTGGCTAAGATTTTCGGACAACGAGTGCACGGTGATCGTCTACGTAGGCTTTCAAGTCCTGTTATTCGTCGACGAGTTGGTCAGGTCGTCGAGGAAGGCTTGGAACGCATCGTCAAGACTGCTCAAGACTCCATCCTTGAAGGTGCGGTCTCGGGACCTGGGCACGTGCCGTCCGCGCCGGGTGAACCGCCGAACGCTGATACGCATGAACTCGACCAATCGGGGAAGGTCGAGATGAACCGGCAAACCCTTCACGGTAAGGCAACCTTCACAGCTGATCACGCTATTCCGCTGGAGTTTGGTACTGAAAAGATGGAAGAACGTCCGTTCTTGGGGCCTGCAGGTCAAAAAGAACGGCCTGGTATCCGTCGTGACATCGCGGCGGTGATTAAGTCAGCAAGCAGAGGAGTTGTCTGACATGTGGGTCAAGTTCAAAAGGGACTTCGACTGGCGCGAACGTCCCACGGCGATCGTTGCCTATAAGAAGGGCATGGTCAAGAACGTCACCAAGAGGTGCGGCGAAGAAGCGATCGCTGCTGGCGCTGCCGAGGAAACCAAGGCGCCCAGCAAGGCCGAAGCTGCTCAGTACGCCGACACCAAGGGCGTGCGGCCGCGCGCCGATGGTCAGCATCTGATGCCGACTGAAGCTGAACTCGGCGAGCCCGAAGCTCCGTCGAGCGCGGCTGCCGGCGCTGGTACCACGGCTGGAGGGACTACGTCGGCGACGTAACGATTTCGAATGTCTCGAGACCTCCGCACACCTTTACGCGAAGCTTTGATTGCTCACTTACGGGCCGACGCCACCGTAGTTGCGTTGGTGCCTGCGCTCCAAATCTATGGGGAGCGAGTTCCTGCGAACCGTAAGAAGCCGTACATTGCTCCGTCGCGGATGTCTATCGAGGCATTCAACGCCACCTGTATCAAGGGTGGAAGAATACCGATCAATCTCAATGTTTTTGCCGATGGTGAAGACTCGGGAGTGATCAACGCTATCAGCGCGGCTGTCGTGGCCTCGTTGGACGATGCCCAGCTTGAGTTGGACGGTGGCTGGTGTCTCGACTTGACTTACGTCCGCACTACTGCGGTTCCGCAAACTGAGTCTACTCATTGGCAGGACCGCATCACTTTCGAAGCCCTGACGGGCGTTGGAGACTGAAATGGCAAAGCCTGTTACCGTAAAAGGTACCAAGGTCCGGCTCCTGCAGGGCAATGGTGCTGACCCGGAAGTTTTTACCGCATTCTGCGGTCTGACCGCCAAGGCGATCAACTTCCAGACCAATACGAACGAAACGTTCGTCCCGGACTGTGACAATCCGGACGCGCCGGCCTGGCGTGAGCTCGCCAAGTCCGGCAAGTACGTCTCGATCAGCGGCTCTGGCCTGCTGAACATGGCATCGCTGGAGTCGTTCCAGGCGGCTTACGACGATGAAGATGCGGCAACCTACCGCTTCGAGATCGCCGTGCCGGCCCTGCAACACGGCGGCCACTGGATTGGGCAGTTCATGCTGACCAACTTCCAGGTCACCGGCAACGACGGCGAACTCACCCAGGTCGAGATCAGCCTGGAGTCGAGCGGCGAGGTCACGTGGGTTCCGGCGACGTAAGCCAGGACCCTCGGGCATATTCACCGAATGAAGTCTGGCTTGAGTTTGGGGATGGCAGGTATCTGTTCAAACTCAAACTCAAGCAGATTGCTGAGTTGCAAGAAAAATGTGGTGCGGGCATCGGAGAAATCTATGCTCGGGTGATGCTGGGTCATTACCACATCGAAGACTTGCTTCAAGGCATTCGGCTTGGTTTGGTGGGTGGCGCTCAGGGTGTCGTTAGCGAGACTGAAATCAGAGTAAGTCCTGAGCTGGCGAATAAACTGGTGGAGCGTTATTGCGATCGACCTCTCGAAGACGTCTACAAAATCGCGAAAATCGTTTATCAGGCTTGTATCCACGGCTATGATACGCCGGAGGCTAAGAAGTCGGGAAACGGGGAAGCCGCGACGACGAAGACCCCAGAGACGGCTGGTTCAACCTCGCCGCGGCGTACGCAGACGGAGTAACGCTTGGCGGTCTGAGCCCATTTCAGATCGAGGAGCTCACACTCTGGCAGTATACAGCGATTGTCGAAGAGCATAATATCAAGACTGCTACTGAGATAGTCACTGAGCCACCCACCCAGGAGTGGTACGAACAAGAGCTGAAGGGTTTGCGCGAGCGCGACGACCCCTCTATACAGGTGTGAGATGGTGGACGTTGTCGCAGATAAGGTAGTTCTGGAGCTTGATGCTCGGACTACTCGCTATCTCGGCAACGTCCGCATGAGTCGCGCTCAGTTTAACCGTGAAATGAGTGCGATGGGCCTGTCGGCTGATCGCATGGAGCGGCAGGTTTCTGCTGCTGGTCGCCGCATGCAGTTTAGCATGGGCCAAGCTATCGCGACTATTGCTGTCGGGGCCGTAGTCAGAGAAGCTCAGCAACTTGCTGATGCCTGGACTTCCACCGGTAACAAGCTTGCTGCTGCTGGTGTCGAAATCGAGAGCCTTGGTGCTCGTCAACGTCAGCTTATGGAAACTGCTCGTGAGACTCGCTCCGAGTATATCCAGACTGCTGATATCTATGCTCGGGTCACCAGATCAACCCAAGAGCTTAACGCCACTGATTACCAACGTCTTCGTGTCACGGAGCTGATCAACAAGGCCGTGAAGGCTGGTGGTGCTACTACTGCTGAACAGATCAGCACCATCACACAGCTTGGTCAGGCTCTTGCCTCTGGTAATCTTCAAGGTGATGAACTTCGCTCCATTCGTGAAAACTCACCTCTGATTGCTCGGGCTATTGCGACTGAGTTTGGGGTCACGATCGGTCAGCTGAAGAAGTTGGGTGCCGAGGGTGAACTTACTTCAGATCGAGTCTTCTCAGCGATTCTGAAATATGGTCCGCAGATTGACGAGCAGTTTGGTCGCACTCGTGCTACTATTGGTGAGTCATTCACTCTGCTGAAGAATGAAGCTACTGAGTTCCTTGGTACGTTTGATCGTGCTTTGGGCGTCTCGACTGGCGTTGCTGAGTTTACTCAAAAAGTTGCTAACGACTTTGACCTGATGGCTCAGGCTGTCATCGTGTCTGCTGCTCTAGTGGGCGGCGCTGTGGTCGGTCGCATGACTGTGCCTCTGCAACAGGCTGCTGTTTCGAACGCTAAGTTCGTTGCAAGCCTGATGCAAGGTCGTACAGCCTTCCAACTTGAAGCTCAGGCCGCTCGAGCCAGTGCTGGAGCCCTGCTTCGTAAGGCCCAGGCTGATCGAGATGCAGCTCGTGAAAGCGTGGTGGCTACTCAGGAGCGGATTAACCAGCTTCGTCAAGAAGCGTTGGCCTATCAGCAAAATATTGCGCTTGCTGAACAACAGCGCGCTGCAGTTGCCGGGATTGCTTCGGGCAGAAATCGTGGTCAGTTTGTAAGTGGTGCTGACCAAGGTGCTGCTACGGCCGCTCGAGATACTGCTACGAAGGCAATGATCGCCAATCGTATGCAGCTGAAACGAGTTACGGATGAACTTGCTTTAGCTGAAGCTCGTCTCAATGCGCAGCATGTTGCGTTGTCGGGCTCGCTTCAACGTGTGAGTAACGCCCAGCGGGTTCTTCGCACAGCAATGAGTGCCAGCACTGCTGTGGCAAATGCTGCAGCCGTGGCTATGCGCGGTTTGGGCGTGGCTATGGGCTTCTTCGGTGGCCCAATCGGCATCGCGATTATGGTCGTGGCCGGTGCCTTGGCTTACTTCTCTACTGAGGCTGCTAAGGCTGAAGCTGCTGGCGATAATCTGCGTGCGACTCTTGAAGAGATGGAGCAGTCTGCTGGGGAAACTGCCCAGCGTGTAGATACGTTGGCTGGTGAGCAGCGAGATGGTGCTCGCGCGTCTACTGAAGCTGCTAGGAATGCTCGCGATAGTGCCTCTGCTTATGACTCAGTCGCTGTTGCTGCAGCGAATGCTGCAGAGTATGTGAAATATCTGACTGCCGCCCAACGGCAGCAAAGGCTTGAAAAACTTGATGAGCAAATCACGGACCTGCGTAGAGCGCAAACCGGCGGAAACTGGTCCGATATCTTCCAGACAGATAACCGAGAACGAGTTGATAACGCTCGTGACAGACTCTTCCGAGAAGCCGGTTTCCCACGTGGTTCGAGCCGATACTCCAGTAGCGCTGATCTGGAGCGACGGGCGCTTGAAGCTGCTGCTTCTCCAAACGCCAGCCAGGCCCTGAGAACAGCCGAACAAGAGTATCGTAACGCTGTAGCGGTCTACAACGACAACAATGATATGTTGCGGCAGGCTGTTTCTGCACGCAATGTCATCTTCGAGTCTATTGACGACCCCACTCTCGAGAGGCCCTCTCCTAACACTTCAAACATTACCACGGTCAATGGAGGAGGTGGAGAGGGTTCAACGGGTGGCCGCCGTGGACGCTCTAGAAGGGAGGAAACCCGGGAGGAACTAGAGGCTCGCCGTGAAATGGCAGAGCTCGAGCGTCGGGCTCAACTTCAGCGGGAAGCTGGAGCAGAGAGTCTTGCCCAGTTTACCGAAGATGAGATTACTCGTCGTCGTTTGATTGCTGAACTTATTGATCAGCAATATACGCCTGAGCAAGCAGAAGAGATGGCCAAGGCTCATATAAATGAGCTTCGAGCCGCCCGTGAACTGGCACGTCAGACTGAACTTGCTGAAGAAGCACGTGAGCGTGCTGATGAACAGCGCGAGAAAGATGAAGAAGCCCGTCAGACTCGACTAGAGCAGCAGGCGTTCCTGCAAGAGCAAGACCTTTTGCTTCAGCGTGAGTTGGCTAGGCTTGCTGGTAACAGTGAACGCGTACGTGAGCTTGATCGGATTATTGATCGTTTGCAGCGTATTCGTGCTCTAGTTGAGCAGGGCGGTCTGACTCCTGAGGCCGCAGAAAACCGAGTTACTCGTGATGAAGAAGACCTCGATGAAGCTGAACTGAAAGGTAAGATCAAAGGCATCGTACTTGACCCCATTAAGGACGCGCTCCTTGAAGCCTACCGAGGTGGTGATTGGGGCCAAGCTTTTGCTGACACCATTGAAGAAAAGTCTGTCGAAGGTCTTTCAAACGCTCTCGACATCCTTTACGACTTCTTTGCTGAGCAGATCGCGGCTTTGATGAACCAGCAAGGTGGAGGCGGAGGTTTTGATTTCGGGTCGATTGCCAGCTCCATTGGTAGCTTCTTTGGCTTCGGTAAGAAAGCTGCTGGTGGCGCCAACTTCCAGTCCGGCGAAGTTGTCAAAGTCGGTGAGAATGGGCCTGAATATGTCGCTTTTAACCAAGCGGGTCGAGTCCTGCCTAATCGTACTGAAACGAATGTTCGTCAGGGTGATGTTAATCTAGGTCTGTCCATCATCAATGCTACGGGCGTGCCCGCTAAGGCTACGATGGAGAAGGACGATCAAGGTAACACCAAAGTTCGCTTGGAGCCTTTGATCGATGAAGGCATCATGAGCGCTGGGCGTCGAGGCGTTGTCGACAAGGCTCAAAAATCAACGCCACGTCCTAAACGGAGAGTCTGATGCCGGGCAATGGTCTCACTAATGCAGGCTTTCAGGATGGTGTTACCGCCTGGAGTCCCAGCGCTGGAGCTGTGTTAACTGCGAACGAGAATACATACGGCTATGAAGGCCGTACTGTGCTACAAGCCGAAAAGGTAGTAGCCAATCCTGAAACAGTCAGCATTACCAGCGGAACAGTTTATGATGTGGCAGTTACCGCTGGTCAGACAATAGAAGTATTCGGCCACCACGTCTTTACGCGGGGAACGTCTCAACTGACGGTTCGATACTATGATGCAGCCAATGCAATGGTGGGGGCTGCTGTTGAGATTCCGATTGTTCGATTTGGTGACGGCAATCCGCGACTTGGGTTGGCAAGCTCGTTTCACTTTTCTCATGCTCGGCGTATTGTTCCTGCCGGCGCCACCAGAGCTCGACTGCGTCTGCTAGGCACGTCTCAAAGCGCTGGCAACGCTCATCTACTGCTGATGAAGCCTTATTTGGAAGCCCTACCTTCTTCGAAAACTAAGTATCGTTGTTGGGACCCGGGTCTTTCAATCAATCCTGATCTTGACTTGCCACATTGGCCATCTGAGCTGCCTCATATTCGTGCCGACAACTTCTCAGTTGAACCTATCCCAACCCGTAAGGGCTTTCAAGGCGAGACTGGTGTTACTCTGACTAAGAAAGTGACTACTGTACCGTGGTACTTGGCACGTGGTAGTGTGAAGGTGAACCAAGAAGGCCATGCCATCCTGGATAAGTTCTTTAGAACTGGCAGCGAACCCTTTTGGTTTGTTCGCCCTGATACTCTTCAGCTGTGTCGTGCTACGTGGCTTCCGGATGGTGAGCCCGTTTACTCTGGTCTAGGTGCTGATAAAATGGCATCATTCGGCCTTCAAATACAGGTGCTGTAGTGGCTCAAGACCTGTCTGATGATGCGATCAAGAACGCCTATTCCTCGGTGGTCGAGCCTGAGGCAGTTCTTCTGACTATCACGGCTGCAAATCTGGCTGAACCTATCCGTGTCTGTGATCACCCAGATGGAGTGACTAGCGGTGGGGTTTTCTACAAGTTTGCCGCGTTTACAGTAGGCTTTGGCGGGGCTAGTATGGACGAGCCTAGCAAAACTGCTAGGCTTGAGGTTGATAACATCGACGGTAGTCTGATGTTGGCTGCTCGAACAGTCAAAAACAGGCCTCGTCTGGACGTTCGTGTTGTCCGCCTTTCTGAACCTGATGTCGTTGAGCAGTCGCTCATCGGTGTGAGGATGGACGATGTGGAGGTGGACGACAACAGACTTAGTTTCACTATCTCACCACGCGACTTTAAGCGTGAACCTGCATGCGCTGCAAGGTACGTGATGGCGAGAACTCCAGGACTGTTCTAATGTTCTATGAGGCAGCAGAGAAGGTTCTCACTGTCCCATACAAACTGAATGGTTTTGATCTTTCAGGTTGGGACTGCCGAGGCTGTGTAGCTTGGGGCCGTCGAAACTGGCTAGGTCTTGACTCACCTGGAATGGACGGCTGGTATCCTGTTGAGCAGGCTGAAAACCCTACCTTCGTTGCTCAGGCAATGCAGGAAAGAGTTGCAGCTTGGAAAAAATGTGAGCTGAAAGCTGGAGCTGTTGTGCTTCTACGAGTAGGCGAAAGAGTTGCTCACGTGGGCCTCATGCTTGATGCTCACAACTTCTTGCACGCTCGCCGGGTTTATGGAACCTGTGTCGATACGTTCCAGAAGAAGACGTGGTTAAGAAGGTTAGAAGGCGCTTATGAGCTCCGGTAACGACGTTATCATTTCACCTGAGCCGCTCAAGCCTCGGATTGAGCGTCTTAGGACAGTGCCTGGTAATAATCTGGCCGGAGCCCTTCGCTGTGCGATTGCTCAGAAGAAGCTTGACTACGTTGATTTGCCGCGTGTAGAAATCCGAGTCAACGGCGAGCTGCAGCCCAAGACACCTGAGGCGCTAGATCGATGCTTGGTTGATGGCGACTTGGTTGTCATCGATGTCAAAGCGCATGGTGACAATCCGCTACGGACAGCGTTCCAAATCTTCGTTCAGGTTGCTGCCATTGTAGTTGGCGCAATGTATGGACCGTGGGCCGCTGCTGCAGTTCAAGTGGCCGGAGCTGTGCTGACTACAGCTTTGTTCCCGCCTAACCATCCTGAACAGCTCGCAGACGCAAACGATAGTGGGTCTCTAAGAGATCAATCGAATAACATTCGCCGACGCTATCCCATGCCTCTTGTGCTAGGTCGTCAGCGGGTTGGTTTCGATGTAGCAGCACTTGGTTATACAGAAAACCGCGGAGACCAGTCCTGGATTAACGTCATCTTTGGCGTGCACTACGGACCATGTCAGGTTGAAGATATTAAGATCGGCGAGACTCTGCTCGCTGATTATCCAGCTTCAGATTATCAGATCGAATATTTTCTGACGCCTGGTCCACGTAACAGCAACCTGTATAGGCAATCAAAGTTTCAAGAGAATCGAAACGACGAACTGGACCTGCACGGCACCTGGGAAGTCGCCACTCTTCAAGAAGGCGCCGATCGTGCTGAGATCGACATCACCCTCCCGAATGGCCTGAACTTTACTGATGATAAGGGCCGCAAGAAAAACGAAGAAGTCGCGGGGCAAATTCAATATGCGGAAGTAGACACTGAAGCCTGGGTCAATGCTGGCTTGCCTGCTGCATATAACAAGAATGGTCAGCTCATGCCGGCTGGTTCGTTCTATATCAACGCTCGCACTCAGAACGCCATTCGCCGTACGTATTCGTTCAACCTGCCTGACCAGACCAAACAGTACAAGGTTCGGGTCAAGGCTTATGATTATGACAACCGTTTTGATGATACATCGGTTTGGGATACTTACTGGACCGCCGTTCGGTCTGTATTCAACCGCAAGCCCATCAATGACGAAAACCTTTCCTGTATCGTCCTGCGGATTAAGTCCTCAGGAGACCTGAACGGCACCTTGCCCGTTGTCAGTGGTGTAGTCACTCCCATCGTACCAGTTTTTAAGAATGGGAACTGGGATACTGCAGAACCGTCCTCTAACATGGCAGCGTGTCTGCGGTGGGTGCTGACAGGGCCTCCGGCGAATAATCCTCTCACACCTGAAGAAATCAACGGTTCTTGTGAGACTGCCTATCAGTTGATTGAAGCCAATGACTGGAGGGCTGGCATTTTCGTCACTGACGAAATGTCTCAAGAAGATTTGATGCGAGTCTGTGGGCAAGCAGGTCGTTTCAGCACCTACTGGTCAGGTGAAGACCTGTGTTTTGTTACAGATTGGGAAAAACCAATCCCGCGTCAAGTGTTCAGCGCGGTAAATGTTTCAGCATATAAGTATCGGCGCGAGTTCCAAGACGAAATCCATGCCGTTTTCGTCGAGTTCAAGAACCTTGACGAGAGCTCTGGTGCTGATGAAGTCTGGGTGTATGCTGACGGCTACACTGCTGAGAACGCCACCCAGTTTGAAACTCTGCGTCTTCCGTATGCCTGTACGTTAGAGCGTGCTTTCAAAGAAGGTCGAGTCTACCTCGCTAAGCGGGAATACAAGACTGAAGTGCATGAGTTCACGGCTGGGTTTGACGGGGTTACCGCAACCTACGGTGATCGCATCAAAGTCTCACACCACGCAGCACTTTATGGCAAGGCTGCTGGTCGAGTCGTCAATCGGTGGTTTAATGCCGAGAAGACGATGGTTACTGGCATTCGTGTAGATTTCGCCGCAGAGATGGATGTCGGTCTGGATTATTCGATTGACGTGCGCAGGGCGGCTGAGTCTATTGTTGGCATCGCACTGACAAATAACCCAGGTTCGTCTCGTAACTTGTATTTCCAGGTTCCTTTGGCGGAGGCAGATGCCCCGCATAAAGATGACTTGGTTGTGTTCGGTGAAACGAACCTGGTTACTGAAGATGTTGAAATCGATAACTTCGACTCACAAGATGCGTCGTCTATCCGCATCTCTGCTTCTCCGTATATTGCAGACATTATTGAAGCCGCTGAAACTGGTCCTATACCGGATATCAGTACTGGTCTGAAACCACGTGAGGCTGCTCCTAAGCCGCGCATTATCAGTACTCGTGGCGAGCCTGATGGTGTCGAGGTTCTCTACGACGTTGTGGAGACGGCGAACAATCCTATTCAGGGCTTTGTTGCTCGGTGGCGGTATAGTGGCGGTTCTTGGAACACGTTGCCTATCCTGGGCTCTGATACACGAGTCTTCAAAACTCCGCCTATTCAGCGTCCGGCTTATGACCCCGATGACCCTGACCTGGATATCCAGACGCTGATCGATGTTGAGATTAGAACTTTGCTTCGCCGAGGTGATTTCTCAACACCTACCACTGTTCTTGGGATTGAGGTTCGTAAGACTGTTCTGGCGCCGACGGGTTTTGATGCCATAGCGGTCGTGAGGACTGCGGCGACTGGTTCATCTTATCCTGTGATCGCGGTGATTGCTGACCCGATCACGGCTGGTGACATTCAGTATCTGGATGTTGAGTTTGCCCAGCTTGATTCAGAAGGCGAAGGCATTTTTGACAGTGCTGGCCAGCCTCTGCCTGCGTCAAATCCTATCGGTGATTTCAGAAATATTATCGCTGGCGAAGATTACATCGTTCGCGGCCGCTTTAGGACTCAAGACAACTGGGTCTCGGATTGGGTTTACGTGGGGCTCGAGGACCCAGTGTCCATTCCGGGTGGCTCCAATGTAAGTGATGACACTGTAAATATCGGGGGACGTCCTCGAGATGGCGTCTTGAGTGCGATTGATGCTGTACCGGGATTGATTACTGAAGCTGAGCAGCGCGCACAAACGGCGCTAGATACTGCTATCAGCAACCTTAACCTTAGTGTTGGCGAACTCGACACTAGGCTGACTCAAGGTTTGGCTGCGGCCAATCAGGCACGGGCGTTGCTTGAGGACCGAGTTGAAGAAGTTGAAGCCGATATAGATAACCCGACTACTGGACTCAAGGTTCGAGTGGGTCAAGTCGAGGAAGCGACTGAGGACAGTGCGAGTCGTCTGTCGGTTGTGGAACAGTCGATCAATACCCCGACCACGGGTATTCTTGCTCGGGTGGCTGGGCTCGATAGCGCTGTTGCCAGTCTAAACCTTGGCAAAGCTGATGCAAGCCGCGTAAGTGTCGTAGAAGCTTCGTTGGCTGGCATTGATAGCCCTGTCATTGACGCTACCGGAACTCGCCATACTCAAGGTGCTAGCGCCTTTGCTCCACCGGACATGCCTGTGGGCCGTATCACCGTTGATGCGGTCGGTCCGAATATAGAGTTTAATAGTCAGCAAAACATCGCCCACAAGCGAGTTAAGCGTCTCGTTGCCGGTAAAGCCTATCAAGTCCGTGTACTTCATGAGCAATATGGTGTCGCAGACACTGGTCGGTTCGTGGCTTATCGATTTGACGCTAATGGCGTTTACCTCGGCAGCCAGAGCACGGCACTTTATCCCACTCCTCTTGGTGCAAGTGAGATTACTCGCACATTTGGTATCGGGGTGGATGGCGTTGATACCACGTTGGTTGATGGTACTGTATATGTTAGAATAGCGTGGCAACCTCTTCGTAATTCAGCTGGCGGAACTGCAAAAGTCCGCGAGATGTCTCCGCTGTTTGACCACAGCGACGAAATCAGCTTGATGGCACGCGCCACCCAACTGGAGGATGCCGTGTCCGATCTGGATAGCGGCAAGGCCTCAGTTACTCGCGTATCAACTCTTGAAACTCAGGTACAGACTCCGACGACAGGCCTGTTGGCTCGAACAGCTGAAGTTGAGGATGCTGTTTCTGATCTTGAACTAGGTAAGGCTGACGCTAGCCGTGTTGAGGCAGTAGAAGTCGATCTCAACACACCAACCACGGGTATTAAAGCCCGGGTTGCGGACATGACGCTAGCCATCGGCAATCTGAACACCGGCAAGGCTGATGCCAGCCGGGTGGCCATCCTTGAGGCTTCTGTCTCAAACGTCGGTTCAAACCGCATCACAGAGCCTACCGGCGCCAACTTTACGCGTGACCCGTCTGCCAACCCGGCAGGTCCTCTCGGAACTGCTTACGTTGCTCAAGATGCTGGTGGGTATTATGCTAACTTCACCGATGCCCGCGCTATTGCTCCTCAGCCTCTCAGCCCTCTGGCTTTAGGCAAGGTTTACAAAGTCTCGGTTCAGTTTGACCAAGTTGGTGCTCCGGCCGATGCTCGTTTCGTGCGCTATTCTTGGGATGCGGATGGTAACTATCTTGGCGGTTCTTCTCTACTCGACGTTAACTACGCTGTAGGGTCTCACGAGGTTTCCTTAACGTTCGCTAGAAGTGGTGGTGGGGTCACTGGGGTAGACTCATTCTTCCCTGCGAATGCTGCATTTGGTCGTGTGTCGTTTTCATCAATGCGGGCGCCTGGAGCCGGAGCTTCAGTCAAAGTTCGCTCGATGTCTGCGCTTCAAGACATTACTGAGACACATACGGCCGCTGCTCGTATTGGTCTGTTGGAAACTGCAACGGCCAATCTTGAGACCGGTAAGGCTGAAGCCAGTCGTGTTACTACGCTTGAGGCTCAGTCTCAAGCAGCAGTAGCTGCTTCTGGAGGGTTCATCAACAAGAACGCTCAGATGGCGTTGTGGCCAGAAAATACTACAACCGGTGTCCCGACTCATTGGGCTAAGAGCGGTCCTGATGGCACTCGCGTCCCCGGTGAAGTAGCCCAATACGGCTTTAAGGTCACTGCACCTGCCGGAGGTTCAGCCTACTTGGCTCAAACAACTGAGCCTGGGACTTGGGTCAAAGACCAGTACATGGTCGTTGAAGGACATTTCCGCTTGGACGCAGGGACTCTGCACGGAGCCGGGGTACGGGTGCGTGAGGTTGATAATGGCGGCACGACGCTTGATAGTCATCTGATACCTTTCACCACCGATCCCAATAACAGTATGGGTGTTGCTATTGGTGATGGCCAGATTGGTCGTACCTATCGCTTCTCCAAGCTGATTCGGGCGGTGAACCCCAACACCACGCGAGCTCGCATTGACCCCTCGGCTCACCAAGGTGGTCTTGGGACGGTTGTCAGTGAGAATAGTCTGACTTGGTATCTGTGCGGCATACGTCCGGCCAGACCTGAGGAGATTGAAACTCAACAAGCTCGTGGCAGCTTCTCCTCAGTCGCTGCGCGGATTGCCAGCACTGAGCAAGCAAACTCTAACCTTCAACTATTGAAGGCTGATGCCAGTCGTGTAACTACGGTTGAAGCTCGTGTTGATGCCCTGTCCATGATCGAGGGCAACATGTCCTTTGATCGTGGTGTTGAGGGCTGGGCTCAGGATGTAGCTTGGACTCCAGCCAATCCATCTATCTGGCAACCCATCGCTACGTATCGTGGTTATTCAAATCTGCTCCGTGCCACTGGCAACTATCGCCAGCTGTACAGCCTCAACAAGTTCCCGGTAGATGTCAATGAAGAATACGACATCTCCACCCGGTTCCTCGTGCATGGTTCTGGTCAGGCTCGAGTTTACGCTGGTATCAAGTGCTTCGATTCTGCAGGCAACCTTGTAGGAGCCGCTAACGGTAACATCTATTTGCTGACTTCTGGTCAGCTTTACAATCCTCTCGACATTATTGAACTGTCGACTAAGATTGGTGGAAACTCGGGTCTAGCTTTCCCAGCTGGAACGACTCACATTCGGCTGGTGTTCCTTGCCAACTATGATAGTAACCCGGATATCGGGGTCTCTATCGATCATTTGCGCATTGACGGCCTGGATGCGGAGCTTTACGCTCGTGTTACTGAGACTGAGGAGGCTGTGGCCGATCTGGAAGGCCGTACGATGGCTCGTTGGGCCATTGGAGCCGCTGTCCCTGGCGCAGACGCCTTCATCGAAGCTCGGGCCGAGCTGACCCCTGGAGCACCGCCTACGTCGTCGGTGGCCATCGGAGCTCGCCAGTTCGCTGTCTTCAACCCGCAAGGGCAAGACTGGAAGAAGGCCCTGGAAGTCAGCAATGGCAACGTGGTGCTGACCGGTGGTCTTCAGGCCGGGGCGTTCATTCGCCTCGGCAACGGGCAGGGGTGGCCAGTTGCGCTTCGTTCGGTGGACTTCAGCGCTGCCGATGGCGAAGTGGTTTCGTTCGGAACCGACCTTGGCGGCCTCCCCGCCTTGACCTTTGCTATGAACAATCTAGCCCCGCTTGCCGCCGGGGAGACTTACGACGTGCGGGCCGAGAACCTGACCCAAACAGGGTTCACGATGCGTGCTAAAATCAACGTCCCCGGTACGCCCTCGGCGCAATCCATCAGTGGTCCGGACGTGGCTGTGACCATTGAAGGTTTTCCCGGCTATTACATCGCGCGAGGTGCTCTGCCGGAATCTGCAGACGGCGTGTACACGGTAGCGGCCAACGGCCAGCAGAACCATTTTGTACAGGGAAGCAGTGGTGGTGCTATCGAATTCGGTAACGAAGATTACCAAAGTACCACCCTGTATGTGTATGCCCGTAAGGGTGGTGTCTGGACGCGGGTGGCAACTCTGTTCGCTCCAACCGAGGCGGACCCAGACATGTATCCTCCAGGCCCTCAGACGGTAACGGAGTTCTGGAGCATTTCTTCTGATGTACAGGTAGGATCGGGAATGACTGACTTGGCCATAGTACGTGGTGGGTCGTCCAATGGAATGGCTGGCTCCGTGACCGGAGTTGGCCCGTACACCTGGCAGTCGGCAGGCAGTAGCTCCGGTGTGCGAACAGCTACTCCGAATGGTCAGAAAACCCGCGTGACTGTGAGACCACAATGACCCTACCTAGCAACCTTTATGAGCTCTTGACTCTGGAGACAGTGCTTCAAAACCGTGGAGAAGATGTAAAGCCGCTTTATAAGTGTCCGTCTTGTCCTCGTAAGTTTCCAGCCCAGGGTCTCGTATCAACTGAAGGTCTGCCAGGAACACTTCCGGCTTTTATTTGTCATACATGCGCTAGTGGTCCTTACCGGGAAGCTTGTGCTGAAATAGCGGCTCAAGAAGCTGAGGCAGCTGGCCCTGACTGGTCTGGTGTTCAAGCTCAAAGGAACACGCTATTAAGTAGATGCGACTGGACACAGGTTAACGATGCTCCTCTTACAGAGCAAGAAAAAACGGCTTGGGTGGCTTACAGACAACAACTAAGAGACATCACAAGTACGTTTAACCACCCCCAAGACGTGGTGTGGCCAAATCCGCCGGTTTTAACCGGTAACCGTCGCTTTGCGACTACTTTGAGGCAGAAATGACCCAGACTATCTATGAACAACGTGCAGTTCTTCAGCGTCAGCTTGACGAGCTTGATCTGACCAGGGCAAAGGCAGTTCGAGACATCATTGCTCGTCCTGCGATACAGGAAGCTCTCGCCGATCTTCAGGGTCTAAAGGACCCGAACGATACCACTGCTACTCATCGTTCATCGGCTTCAGATCTGAGCGCCCTGATCGCTAACGCGATCGTGCCTTTCGAGAACGTTCCTGTCATCGTGGAGCAGCACATCCAGCGGCTGGAAGCTCGCCTGGCCCCGCCTGAGCCTGCGCCTGAAGAACCCGAGGCTGAGACGCCGCCGGAAGCTTAACCTTTCCGGAAAAACGTACAGAGCCGTATATTCTTTGTCCCTTACGGGATAGTGTACTGCTATGGCGCCGTGGTATATGCTGGCATTATGGGGCTTTCTCGGGGCCTTCATCTACTCGGCGCCGCGTTTTTCGGCTTGCTTCTTCGCAAATCGGCAAGCGGGTGTGTCAAGCCTGGTTTGCATAGTGGAGACAGTAATCTGCTTGGCTATTGGAACGATCAGCTCTCCGCTGATTGCACCTTGGGTCCAGCACTTTCTCAAGCGGGACGGCAGCCACGAGACTATGGCGATTGCAGCGATCGTAGGTCTCTTGGCAAATCCAGTCGCTCCAAAACTATTCAATATTGAGACCCTTATCTCGATGTTGAAGAGCATGAAGGGTTCGGCCTAATGATCTTGGACGCGCTGGCCAGCTTCCTCTGTTTTATGATGGCAGTAGCCTGCTTCATCATACATGTTCTGTCAAGTCCTCGTCGGGGCCACTGGGTCGATTTGCCCAACTATGTGCGAGTCGGTTTCTTTGTCGCAGGTGCCGCGATCATGTATCGTGGCATCAACTTGGCAATCTTGTCTGGTGAAGTTCCGCCGACCAGTGCAGGCCACATGAACCAAGAATCGATGGTCGCAACCATCATCATCTGCTACACCTTTACGGCCTTAGCTGTCCACATTCTACGTCGGACTTTTCCGGTGCGGGTGTGGAACCGACTCAAGTATATTGAAGACTTGGCGACCTGTGCAAATGGTGGCGCCCTAGCCATTCTGGCAAGTCTAGGCTACAAAGTCGTTCCCCCGAATGCCTCACCTGAGGCCGTTAAGAGAGCTCACGAAGAAAATGTCTGATCGTGCTGTCCGCATTATTGAAGAGAACCTGATTCTGCTGGTTGTCTTCATTCTCACCCTGATCATTCTCGTCATGATTTGGATGGAGCCTGACCTCACTTCAAATGAAGGGTTCATGTATCTGGCCACGGGTATCATCATCACGGGTCTGGTGAATGGTATCATTCAGAAGACCAACGCTCAGCAACAACGCAGTAATGAGGTGGTTACCCAGACCCTGGCTACTGCCGCGGCTGCAACTCCGCAACCGACGTCGACTAGAGAGGTCATCGTCGAAACTGAAAACACCACGGTGAATGGAAATGTCGAACCCCAACCAAGCGGTCATCAACCTGCTGCTGCAAGCGCTCGCCCAGCTTGGGTGGAAACCCACTACTGAACAGCCCAAGCCGCCGGAGGTTTTGCCGCCAGTCGTTGAAGAACGGCCTGAGGTTCCTGGGCAGCGGCCGACTTTGGCGTGGGGCGCAAAGGTCAGTGAAGTCTTCCGCGATCGGGTCTGGTGGATTGCCGACGAGCTCACCAAGATTCAAGGTTCGCTGTTCGATGCGAACTGGTTGATGGCTTGCATGGCCTTCGAAACCGGCGAGACGTTCTCAGCCAAGAAGAAGAACCCGGCGTCTTCGGCTACCGGTCTTATCCAGTTCATGGAGAAGACCGCACGCGATATGTTTGGCACGACTACTGCTAAACTTGCGGCAATGACCGATGAAGATCAGCTGCGCTACGTCTTCTGGTACTTTGAGAAGATGATCAAGGCGCGCGGCCCTATTCGGTCGCTGGACGACTGTTATATGGCTATCCTGTGGCCGGCTGGCATGGGTAAGCCGTCCGAATACCGTTTGTGGGTGAAGGGTTCCAGCACCTACGCTGTCAACTCGGGCCTTGACAAGAACAAGGACTCGGTCGTGACCAAGGCGGAGGCCGCCGCTAAGGTCATGGAGAAGCTCGTCAAAGGGCTTCAACCTGAACTGGCCGCTTAAAGGACGTCGTCATGATCAAGTCCCGCTTTCTGCTCATCTCTGTCGCGTGTGCGGCCACCCTGAGCATCTCCGGGTGTCTCTCCAATGGGAATACACATGGGGGTTACCCGGAGTCTCCCTTCACTGCCTCTTCGTCCTCGATCGATGAACGGGCGTTGCTGGTCGCTGAAGCCGCCTACAATGGCGTGGGTACGTTGGTGGAAGCGGCTGTCGACTCCGGCCTGCTCGTCGGCGAGCGTGCGGCTTTGGTGCGTGATCTCAATCGGCAGGCGTATGACGCCTTGGTTCTTGCGCGTCAGGCGCAGGTCACCGCCGATGCTCGTACCTACGTGGAACAGACCACGAGGGTGCTGGGTCTGATTTCCCAGATTCAGCTCACTATCCGTAGTCGGGAGTAGACCATGGACTTCGCTGCCATTCTGAAGGGCCTGGAGCTGGCTAACCAAGCCATGCAGACCCTTCCTCAGTTGCTCGAGAATGCCAACCGTATTCGCGCCAGCCTCGGCCCCGTCGAGCAAGAGCAACTCGACGCCGAACTCGCCAAGATCAAGCCGATCAACGATCAGCTGTTCCAACGACTCGACGTCAAGCTGGACCAGGCAAGCCGGCGCTAAATCCAGGCGCTGATCGGAGAACCTAGCACTTCGTGTGCTAGGTTCTTCTTGCTTCTGAGAACGTCAATGATACGTTCGTCCACGGTATCGGGACTGACCAAGTCGATATAGGTGACCGACTTATTTTGGCCAATCCGATGAGCCCGGTCTTCGGACTGTAGTCGATGTTCCAGGTTATACCCGTTGCTGTAGTATACGACCAGGGACGCTGCCGTGAGTGTAAGGCCGTAGCCAGCGCTCTGGGCATTCGCGACAAAGAATCGAACAGGACTGGCAGGGTCCTGGAAGGCACGATAAGCATAGTCTCTTTCGTCGGCGGATGTTCCGCCGTAATAATGAACCACAGCCTCATTGCCGAACTTTTTCCGAAGGGCCGCGACGACATCAACAAGTGTCTGTCGGTAGTTCGCCCAGATAATAGCTTTTCCGCTGAAGTCTTCGAGGATGGTCTCCAATGCCTCGATGCGGTTATTCTCAATCGAAACATATTCATTCTCACCGACTTTAAGTTGGCCACAGGCGATCTGGTGAAGCTTGACGATCTGTGCCAAGACAGTGGTAACTTCGACTTCATGTCCTTCGATTTCAAGCATAGCTTCATCGCGCATCTGGTCGTAGAGCTTCTGCTGTTCCGGAGCGAGCGGTACAACGTGTTTCTTGTAAACTTTCTCCGGTAAGTCCAGCACGTCCTTCTTGTAGACCTGATCGCTGAAACTGTCCAAGATGCGGTTGAGCTGGTCCAGGTTCTTGTAACCCTTCGTAACCATGATCGTTCGCTGTGGTCCCAGGTACAGAGGTTCGCGTACCTCGAAGGTGTTGCGGAAGCTGAAGAAACTGCTGAAACCGAGCGTGTGCTTACCCAGCATCATGCTCTGACCCCAGAGGTCGAGCGGGGACTGTGTGACCGGGGTGCCGGTCATAATCCGGCGTATCCGTGCCTTGGTTGACCAGATATAGGATTCCTTCGATCGCTTGGCCTTCGGTTCTTTGACACAGGTCGACTCATCGGTAGCAAAGAACACACCACGTCGAGCCGACGCATAGAATGCCTTTAAGACTTCCGGTAGTCTGTAGGCCATCGATTCGACGTTTACAACCAGAATGCGAAGCACATCTGGCTTGGGTTGCATCAGGCTTTCCAGTTGCTCACGAAGCTTGCCCTGCGAGTATAGGCTGCTGTTGAATAGCACGACTTCGATCGGAATATTGAGTGGCATCAGATCAGGAATAAGGAACTGAGCCCAGTTCGCATACTCACCTTTCTTGGCCATGATGACCAAGCAGTCGATCTCACCTAGACAGAAGGCCCAAGCTGCCTCATGGCAGATTTCCCAGGACTTGCCGGTACCCATCTCCCAGAAGTGACCCCAGCCACGTTGCTCACGACGCAGCGGAAAGAGTCGAGCCTGGTGATCACCAAATGGAGGCTGACGAAACTCAAAGGTTGGTAGGGACATGTGGCCTCAAAGGGGTTCAATCGGTGGTTCTAGAGTCAATAGACGTGAGGAAGTGGCATCAACGGGTGGTCTCTATGGATGCAACTACATCACGTCTACCCGGAGGACCCTAGGGATTCAGAAAACTATGGCCCCGCAGACTTGCGTCCACGGGGCCACGGTTCTTAGTAGGGCACCTCGTCGTCGCCCGGACCAGCGCGTTCGCCAGCCGAAGTGCTCGTCGTGCTGCCTTCGGCAAGATCGCCTTCGTTGGCTCGCGACACCAGACCAGCCTGGAACATCGAGTTGAACTGCTTGCCGGCCTGGTAGACTTCGGCCGACACGGGTTCAGGCTGCTTTTCGGGCACCGGCGTGTACCAGCTGTTCTGACCCCTCGACTCGAGAGCCGTAGACAGGGTGAACGGGAACAGCCAGCGAGGCGCCTGCATCTGAGTGCCGGGGATGGTCGAGCCGGCGATCAGGTTGTTCATGCGTCGATTGGCCTTGAGAGCCGTCGACTTCAGCGGCATGACGACTTGGTCCCACCGACCGGTGTTCGGATTCTGCATCAGACCGTACTGATACGCCGTTTCGATGATCAGGTCGTGACCCTGATCAGGGAGACAGGGTTGCCCCTTTGCGTTCTTGGCGGTCTTGGACATGATATCCGAGTCGATCGGATGGTCCATGACGTAGCCGCCCTCGCCCAGGTCACGGTCGTGCCACTGCACGTATTTCCGCTCATAGGCGCACGGCACGAAGGTGATCGCGCCGGAGAACGTTTCGCCGGTGGCCGAGTTGAACCACTCGCCGACGCGCGCGCCTTCGATGTACTTGGCGTGGCCCGGCTTGATCTGCGGCGAGCCGGGTTGAAGCAGCGACAGATAGGGAATGCCAAGATCGCCGGCACCCATATCAGCCGAGCCGACGCCGGCGTCTGCCATGATGTCCTGCAGGTCGTAACCCACGGGAAGTTGACCTTCAGCGGTGACAGGGGCTACTGCCTGTCCTTTTCCGGTAGCCATGGTCTGTTAGTCCTTTTTCTTAGGCAGAGTGATTTCCGCCTTATCGATGATATAGACGCCCAGAAGTTCTCGGGGCAGCGGGTCGTCTACGGTGTCTCCCCCAGCAGCGGCCGCTTCCTCGGCCTCGATCTGTTCCTTAACGAACGCACGCAGCGTCTGCCAGTGAACAGATTCGTCTAGCTTCCCAGAATAGTCGGGGAACTTCTCACGAAGTGCCTCGAGAATCTGTTCAGCAATATCGTGAGCGCCTTTACCAAGGGGCACCTGAACCTCGGTCTTGATCAAGGAGTCATGACCACGCTCGCGCATCCACGCGAAGGCTTCGGGTCGGTTCTCAACCCTGATACCGGCAGCATAAACTCGCTTTACGCCGATCTTGGAGCCGTCCAGCAGTTCGAACGTCTTCATGCCGGCTTCAGCCATGGCATTGGGCAGATCAAACTCTGAAATGCGCTTCAGGTCTTCATCGATACGTTTCAGCTGCGCTTCGGTTTCACTCTTGCGGCGCATCAAGTCCAGTTGACGTACAGCAAGTTGACTGATGCTGGACTTGACCTTATCGTCGACCTTAGCCACGCCACCAGCAGCATCAGCGATTGCCTGTTGTACGGCATCCAAAGGTTCGGTCATGTTTCTGCTCCACGTGTATGATTGTTCGATTATAGCGTCTCTGGACGCGATGTAAACTACGAAGGGTCGGTAAGTACCGACATTATGTGTGACCAATCGTCAGAAAGCCCTGTTCGTGCAACGCTTTCGAGGCCATCGACGCGACATCGTGTCCACTTGCGGTAAGGCTCGCGGTCAGCCCCAAGAATCGCCTCAGCGCTATATAGTGCAGCCTCTGGTCCAATCCTTGCCAGTACCCATACACTGAATGGGAATGCCCGGTGACGGCGCCGTATCCAAGGTATCTGGAACTTTTCAAAGTATAGCCAACCGGACTTGGCAACCTTAACTTCAATCCAGCCTTGCCTGGGGAAGACAGCGTAGTTGATGTCCGGAGTGCCAGTCTCAGCGCTATTCTGTACATGGACAGCGTGGCCTTTGGCTCGTAAGCGGGGCAAGACATGGTCATTGGCGAAATCCTGTTCAAGCACGGCGACGGTCCGCCCAGCGTTCAGTAAGAGACTCATCAGTCCACATGGTCCGATCGCCTCGGTTATCTATTTTCTTGCGACTAGGTACCTTGTAGCCGTTCATGCGATTCCACTGCCCGCAGACCTGGCCTTTGGTCTTATTCAGCTGTCGCATAATCTCAGGCAGCTTCACACCTTCGACTTTAAGTCGGCGAAGTTTCGCTTTTTCAAGCTCAGTCCAGGTTCGCATACTCAACACCAGTGAGAGCAAGCCACGACACAGGGAAATGCCTTGCCATGATCTGGCCGCATTGCTCAGCAAAGTCACGAGTCTCCGTCTGAGCATCAGGATGGGTGCGCTGGTTATAGAGATGCGCGAAAGCCAACAGGCTGCCTGTCCAGGTCCATGAGACCTCCATGGATTGCGGTAGCAGAAAACGGGCTTGTTCTGGGCTAGCTCCTAGTGTCAAGGCCTCTTCATAGGCTTCGACACAGGTTCTGATAACGTGGGTTTCGATTGACTCAAGCACTAGCTGAGTTTCAGGGTCAATCAGCCCACCACTACCTTGGCGCCGGTCCTTTACGTCGCCACGCCAACGCGTTCCAATGCGGTAGAACTCGATGCCCTTCGTCTTGTATCGTCGGCTAATCTCTGACCAATCCAGGCCGACCTGATGTTTGCCGAGTTGCCGAGCCACAGGTATCGGCGCATCGCATTCAATCGTGATGTGTGGATGTCGGAAGGGGAGCAGGTGGCCATCACGTGCAAGGCTTGCCACAAGCTCACCATCGGAACGACCGCGAGCTGTTCGAGGGACATCTGACCATGTTTCATAACCAGCTCCAAAAGACTTGCGAGCAGCGTTGGCAACAAACAGGTCACTGCCAAGATGGTCCACGTACTTAACCTGCATTGTTCTTCTCTCTTTTGCGAATAAAACCAACGACGTCGCCTACCATAACGCGGCCACCATCGTATTGAAACTTGTTTCGACTAGGCCAGTAGTCAAGACGCTTGCCGTTAAGCTGTCGTGACCAATGGTACGGAGTGTGTTGAGTCCAGCCTTCTGAATCAGCATTGCGCCAGTTTCGCTCGCGCCGTTCTTTGTCGCGTTGTTTCAGAAGCTTGAAGTCTTCGACCATATCACCCATCAACCCAATCCTTCAGATTACCCCAGCTAGAACCAACCTCAGGTTCCACGAGGTGAGGTACGACAAGTTCCACAGAATGCGTCATGATGTGCACGATGCGTCGAACTTCTTCGGGAGTTTCCCATGAACCGTCTAGTTCGTCATACACCTGGATTTGAGGAGTGAGCCCCTCGTCATCCAGTAGACACAGCGTCAGTTTCATTTGATCACCGGCGCTGCCTTGAATAAGCGCGTTCAAAGCCTTGTGAATGCCAGCACGTTGAACATTCTCGGCACCCCACTCGGCGACCGCTTCTTCATAACTGCCGTAAGTCCAGCTGTAGCCGTCATCCTTATTGCCCCAGCTCTTCTTCTCCCATCGGTTGAACCGGCGCCGTCGACCGAGAATGGTTCGGATGAAGCCTTTCTCCTCAACACGCCTCATACAGGAGTTGCTCATCGACTTTACGTAAGGCACACCTTCATGGTAGGTAGCCAAGATTTCCTTACACATGTCAGTCGTCAAGCCTGGGAAGTGAACCTTGAGCTTGTTGAACAGCTTCATGAAACCCATGCCGTACGCACCGCCAAGGTTGATATCCTTAGCGGGACGGCGCTTCATTGGCTTACCAGACCGTTCCTCAATCAGATCGGCAACCATCTGGTGATAGTCGATCGTGGGGTCGTCGCACCAGCGTTTAACAGCCTCAGCAGCACCAGGCATTGGCTCACCGCCAAGATGCCTTGGCAGTTGGTCCATCAAGTAGGCGAAATGGAGCAGGAAGCGGGGTTCTTGCTGGGAATAGTCAAACTTGAACCATCGCTTTCCTTTGTCAGCCACGAAACATCCACGGACGCGACGCCCCCACACCGGGTCTCGTGCCGGGACATTCGTAAGATTCGGCTTACTTGCAGCAATCCGTCCCGATCGAGTTCCGCGAGTGCGTTTACCCTCTTCATCATACTCGCGAAGCTGATGCCATTGAGGGTGTAGTCGACCACACACGTTTCGCTCGAGAATAGCGCCCTCAAGGAAATCTTTCCGCATCTTGTTGATGCGTCGTAGCTCATATAGGTTAGCCGCCAGCTCGTCACCGGAACCGGAAGGCTGTTTCGTGTCCGGGTCGACATGACCAATCTCCTGCAGCCACTCATTGGTGATCGAAGGCGCGCCGCCTGGATGCTTCTTCGTAGGCTTGTTGTATGGACCTTCAAAGCCGCGTTTCAGCATCACCGCATGACAATCACTGCCACTGAATGGGTTGAAGTCCCAGTGAGCTTCTCGGTGAAGCCATTTCAGAAGTCTGTCTTCTTCTTCGCGAGTCTGCTTAGCCAAGCGCTCAGCGTAGTCTAGATCGACAGCCACCCCATGCAAGCGCATCTTAAAGAGTACGCGTTGAAGTCGGGTTTCTAGGTCGAAGATACTTTGTAGGTCTTCAGCCTTGATGCGCTCTAACTGCTTAAGATAAATCTGGACAGGAAGGTCAGCGTCATCCTCACCGTACTCACCCCAATACTTGGCAGGCATAATCGCCGCCATCGCCTTAACGTTCGCCTTATCCCCGCCGTAAGCGGCGCCAGCCTCCTTCAACTTTTGCTCGTTCTTACGCCGGCCAAGATATTCGTTTGCCAAGACATCCAGGCTGTATCCTGTAGCCTTGTCTTCATCAAGCAAGGGTTCGGCAATCTGTACATCACGAAGCTCGCCCGGTATCTCCAGACCTTCTGACCACAAAACCTCGAGCTCATACATGGCGTTGGCAGCAACCTTGACGAGGCCAGGTCGCTTGAGTTGATATCTCAGATATTCGAGGGCTTTTTGCTTGTCAACATTGCCCTCGGCGTGACCGACAGGCAGATATATCTTACGACCATTCTCATCAGCCAACGAGAAGCCGCATAGATAAGCGTCGCCACGGATAAACCCCGGGCCGTGCTCGGTCAGACCAGGGTCATGGGTCTCGGTATCAAGACCCAAGTACTTGCAGTCTCGGAAATCAATCCAATCTGCTTGTTCAGGTGCCACCCAGTCAGCATCAGGCGTGATCAGTGGAAGCTGATCAGGATGTCGGTACGCTTTGGCTTTCCGGACCTTAACCAAGGCGGACCCATTCACGATTGCGTTTATCAGGATAGGTGATTGTAGGGTCTATGGTCGATAGAGGATGTTCCAGGTTGTTGCGCTGCCACAGTTCTCGCGCCTCTTCCATCTGCGGATAGTCGCCCACGAACACGATGCGACGGCACCCTGTATTCATCAACAGCTTTACGCAGTCGCGGCATGGCGGTGTGGTTACGTAGGCGGTATGAATGGCGAACTTATCTCGGCACTGGAGGAGGGCGTTGGCTTCAGCGTGAATAGCTTCACACACGCTGAGACCAGTTCCAGAAGCCAGATGAGCGCCCGCGCAAGGGTGATCAATGCAGTGTGCTTCACCAGCTGCGGGACCGTTATAACCGGTGGATAGAATCTGCTTGTGAACATCCACAAGGATACAAGCCACCGATCGACGAGCGCAGGTCGCACGTTTAGCGATGACGAGAGCTTGTTCGATGTAGTTTTCATCAGATGATGGTCTCATCAGTTCACCTCGTCAAGGTTCCAGCCAGTCTGAGCCAGCTGAAGTGCGCCACCGCCGTGAGCTGCATTCCACAGAACCGACACAAGGTGATTGCCATGCCTAAACTGGGCACGAGGGTTGAAGGGGAAATACCGCCAGCGTTCGCGACTGCCGGTCAACACAGCAGAATAACCTTCCCGGTCTCGGTCGTAAAGGTGCTGCGACCCAGCCGTGAGTGTAAGGTGACCCAGTTCCAGTTGTGGGAACCTCTCGCTAAGTCCTAGCAGCACGACGCCACTCAGCATGCTGAAGTTGAAGACGTCGTAAACCCAGCCTAACCACGCGTCGGAAGAGCGCATGGTGTACTGACAGTGCAGCTTGTTGTTCCTGATCAGAAACTGAACCGAGATGCTGCAGGGAATGTCTTTCGACTTCGGCGGATTCTCGCGCCAGATGTTGATAACCGCTTGGCGGGAGTCTGGGTCCTGCTCAAGTGTCTTCACGGCGTAGGCCAACTGGTCGATGATCTTGGGGCCATAAGCTCCGAAGAATGTTTCGCCATCATCGCTGAATGAGGAGATGGCCCGGGAGAACGGACTGATGGTCGATACACGATTATCACCCGAGAGTATCCAGGCAGCCTCGGCAGCCATGAACTTATAACCCATCTTGCGGTCAGGGTTCGTAACGATTGGGAACCGCATATCGACTCGGGTTTGATAACCTAGTATTTCGCGGGTGCCGATACCACGCGGAGCATGCGGCTCGCCAACCCGGTTAATGTGATCGAGCAGGTCGAGCCAGACGTGATCTGCAGTGTCGTATCCGATCATGGTTTAACCTTCTCTGATCATGGTTTCAAACATATCGATGTAACTCGACATGTTGCCGTTCTGGAACCGCTTGACGTATGCGGGATGGGGCAGTGCTCGATAGCCATGTTCCGGTACCATCATACCAGCCTTTACGCACATCATCTGAGCCGTTCGACCCAGAGCCAACACATAATGCGGTTTTACGATATCATAGACTGTTCGCAGCCCACTAACCACGTAGCGATCATTACCGTCCTCTGGCAGCACGTTATACCAGCAGATGCGTTCTTCTTTCAGACCGGCGTTTGCCGCGGCCTGAGTCACCCATAAAGACGAATGAGCGTGTTCGAAGAACGGCCAGACGTGGTGTCTGCCTTTCGGATTGGACCGTTCACCCAGTATCATGACCAGTGGTGAACGAGGATTGCCGGCGATCTGGCGATAAGTCCGATCAAGAAACTGGGGCGGCAGGTCTCGCTGAACTGTCTCATGAGCTTGGAGGAGAATGTCGGCGTAACCTGACATATCTTGGCCATGGGTGCAGACATCATAACGCCGGTAGTCAGGGCGCCATACCATACGGTGATGCCACTGTTTATACTGGTCTGCGACGCCTTCGTTGCGAGTATACATCTCACCGCCAGCCTCGGCCCGTTCGTTGAACACACGCGTATGCCAGCCGTCGTCAGATGGAATGCAGCCGACATAGATGAACCCGTGCTTCAGAGCGACACGGTCCAGCATTCGACCACCCATGGGCCAGCGAGAACCACCGCGAAATACGTCAGCATATATCAGCTCTGACGGCCACCAACGATCAAGGATGACTGGACCTTGCTCACGGAGCTTTAACACCTTCTCCAGCAGCGCCGTGTGGTAGTCGAACATTTGGTTGGGGAAGCGATACGTAGCGTGGATGAGAGCGCCGCCCCACTTGCCTCGCAAGAACTCACCCAAAGTGGATTTACCGGCGCAGTCAGCGCCCTCGAGAACGATCACAGGGTGCTTCATCTTACATGCTCGGGTTGTGGGCTAGTTCATGGTCAAAGAACTCGTGCAGCTGGGGCTCGACCCAGGCTCGGTCCTCAGGTTCAATGTTGCGAGCCATGATTGCTGCGATCTTAAGCGCGATCACCATGCCTCGATTGGGACAGATACCACGACGGTTGAGTTCGTCACGTATCTCATTATACATGTGACCGGCCAGCCAAGCCTCACGGTCGTTGGCCACCTTGGGTCGAGCGCTGAAGCAGGGACACTCAAAGAACTGCTTACCTACTGTCGGCTTAAAGCCGTCAGAAGAGGTCGTGGTCCCCGGCTGGTTGTCCGGTTTCAGATTCGCCTTCCTCGTCGCCTTGCCCGGCTTGGAGCTGTGCGTCTCGAAGCTCACTTCCTGAGCCAACCCAATCGGCTGACCATCCAGAAACACTGTCCCCCGACCCAGTATCAGGGTTATCCCCGGCTCGTCGGGCTTCAGGTCCTTCGGCAGGGGCCACGCCAGTCTGCGCAACCAAGACGCCCACGAGGTCAAGGTGGCAAGGAGGCTTCCAGCCTTCAGGTTTAACGACATCGAACTTGCTTCCACGTTTGCTGTCCTCAGCACGTTCGACTCGAACCTTGGACATGTTCGCGACTTGGACCCGTCGCCAGGCTTCTGCAAAGTTGAACCCATGCAGATAGGCTGTACCCAGAGCGACGTAGACGAGGTCTACGAGTGCATCCAGCATTTGTTCACGTGCTTCAAGACTGTCATCAGCCTCATACGCCGCCGCGTATTCGTCCAGTTCCTCTTGCAAGAACTTGATACGAAACTGTGCCAGCTCAAAGGGCAGTGGCCGAGGCGGTCCACCATAATCGAGCCGGAACTTGTGGTGGAAGGACTCGATGTCGTTCCACATGCGGGTCAGCTCACGGTCCAGCATAAGCTGGACCTGAGCAGCTGCAGCAGTCTTCACGGAGCCACGCCAGTGAGGCATGACGATGCCCACAATACGCGAAGCCATTTCCTGATTGCGCATCTGGGAGTAGTTCTGGCAGACTCGATGTGGTTCGGTCTGAACCTTCTCCGAATGGTGAACGCCAGCCAAGGCCTCAGCCACTGCGCGGTGGATATCAGTCTTGGTGCCGGCGCTCAGCTCGTTGAAACCTTGCACGTTCTTTATGCAGATTGCCAGAGCCTGACCGTTAAGTTCATCGGGCAGTTTCTGAATGTTGATGAGCTCAGCTTCCATAGGCTTCATCCGAGGCCAGGTCTTCCCAGTGAGCCGACGAAGTCCAAGGTCCAGCGACCTCAGCGAGCGGCAGGAACTTGCGCTCGTATTCCTGGCCGGGCTTCGGAACGCGCAGAGTCCAAAGGGCGTTACGAGCCAAGTGAGGATAGAGCGGTGCGAAGATGGTCGCCAGGTAGTTGCTGTCATAGTGTTCAGACAGCGCGTTGTAGGCCGACAGGTGTCCGTCGGCGATCAGCTGGCCCTTGTAGTCGGACTGACTGGCGAAAGTCCCAGCGACATTTTCGATGACGAAGCCCAGGTCTTCGAACATTGCGCCGAGTGCTTCGTACAGCATCTCGTTGACGTGGTTAGCAGCGGCGCCAACCCGCGGACTCCAGCAAGGTGTGCTGAAGAAGCCGATGGGATTGTCGCCGGTGTCCTCTCGGCAGGCGACCATCATCTCATAGACCTTGCGCATAACCGCGCGAGCATGCCCCGGTTCGATGTGTTCCAGCATCTCGAAGGAAACGAAAACGTTGGGCAGGCGGTGGAAGGCTTGCTCGTTGTCACCGCCATACCACATCACGCGGTTGTCGGTGAGCTTGCTACCTTCAGGCGGGTTGGCGATGATCACCTGGTCAGGGTGCGCGAAATCGATGGAGCCGTAGGCAGACATCGGGAACTTGCCGGTGTGGAACGGTTCGGTCTTGAACTTGTGCGACTTGTTGTATTCCACGCCGACGTAGTCCTCCACGATCAGGCGAGAGGAATAGAGCAGACGAGCCAGCGGCAAGTCGACGCCACAACCGATGTCAAGGACCCTGGCACGCGGATAGACAGTGCTCTTCTGCATATACTTCGCGACGTGAGTCCAGCGAAGGCAGTGAGCGATGTAGTCGCGGTGGATAAACCCACGAGCCTCCGCTTGATCGATCGACAGGTGGGTGTTGTCGATCGACTTGCCCCGTTCGTTTGCCACAACAGTGTCCTTTAAGGCTGAATGATGGTCAAGAGTAGCATGCTCAGAAACGTGTGTAAACTGCGGAGAGTGACGCATGCCCCGGAGGCACTCCTTATAGACTCTATACACACGGGAGCATGGCACGTAGTAAGTGGCCAAGCGTCGAGTTCATTTCACCTATTTACATGATGAATGCGACACGCTACATTCAAATCATCGAGTCATTCAACGCTGCTCGATGCAAGCCGCACTGAGCGGCGTTCAACACGGAGAAAGACCATGAAGACCTTCATCAAGCTGGTGCGTCTGCCCAAGGACGACGACAAGCTGGGCCCGCAGATCAAGGCCTGCGCCAACGCCGTCGTCGCCTCGGTCAAGGACGGCAAGCCGGGCGAGCGCGCCGAGCGCAAGACGGTGATCGAGACCCTGACCAAGTCGTCCGAGCTGACGACCCGCCAGGACCCGGCGCGCATCCTGTCCTTCTACCAGCCGCAGCTGGTCGAAAAGGGCATCATCGTCATCGAGAAGGAAGCGGAACCGAAGCCGGAGAAGCCGGCCAAGGAGACCGCCGCCAAGCCGGCCGCCGCCGGCGCCGCCAAGGAAACCGCTGCCGCTGCTCCGAAGCCGGCCGCCGCGGCTCCGAAGCCGGCCGCCGGCGCCACGGCGTAAGCCTGGTCCAACGGTTGCCCTCTTCGCTTCGGCGGGGAGGGTTTCCTGGCTCCGGGACTCCGTCTTTGACGGTAGGGTTGTCAGCATGGCCCGTGCGCAAGGGGTCCGATCGGCTGGCAACCAGGGCACCGAAGCGGTCTGAGGGATAGCGGGCTCACCGAAGCCTAGGTCCGTCTGCTGGTTACGCCTCTTAGGACGCGTTCAAGGCAGGCCGATCAGGTGTGTAGGAGAACAAGCGCGTGCCCGAGGGGTAACAGGCAGGCACTTATATCTGCCGCCGCATCAGAGGGGCTGGGACACGCTTGCGTGGCCTGGTCGCCAAGCATCTCCCGGCCACGGGTCGCGAGATTAGCTTGGAACGTGGAGACGGAAGTCGCACGGCAATGATGGCTCCGGTGTATCCACGTGCATCGGGGCCATTGTTGTATCTGCACCATCAGTGGGGTTAATCCACGCCCTGAAAGTTTACATGAACACCCGGAAAGTGTAATGTCAGATATCAACGTGGAGACTGCAACGTGGAATATGCAGACTATGAAGAACGACCAGAGGGCGAGTGGGTACTTTTCCTCTGCAAGCAACTGAAAGCCCATGAGGAAGAGTCGCAGCGCTGGACAGCACGCACTTTCCGCACCATGGACCTGCTCACCGATAAATACGGCAGTAACTGTCGAACAGTCTTTCAGAGCCCTTACGACCTCGCTCGCCATTTTGGCACCCAAGACCTGTTCGACGCCTACGCCTACTTCAACGTCAAGACCGCGGCCGCTACCAGCCTAAAGGCCAAGGCTGCCGGTTTCGCAAGGTGTTGGAATAAGACCTGGAAGCAGCAAGCTCAGGAAAATCCGGCGGCCATCGAACCACCACACTTTGAGCCCATGCCCGATGACCTTATGGGCAGTCGCATAGACGCTGCGAACTGGCTCTGGCTGCTATTACAACAGGTCGCCGATCGCATCGAACAAACCACCTCGATAAACGAGGTGGCTGACGATGATCAGTTCACCATCCGGCTTGACCGGATGACCCTACCTGAGAACATGGAAATCATCGCCAAGTTCAATAAACAGAAGCGGCAAATCTGTGAAGAACTGATCAAGTTCGGCAGGACTCGAGCAGTCGAGACCGAACTCAAAGATATGATGCACCAAGCCGTTCGTGAAGGCATCATCAAGACGAAGCAAGACCCGTGGCGCATTTTCTCGTACTATGCGCCGGAACTGGGCGATATCGGTTTCCTGTACTATCCGGGCAAGCGACACAAGCTCGAAGATCATACGATGAACGTGTAAGATGGCATTACCACAGCAGTCGGGGCAGGTTATTAAACCTGAGACAATCGCCCATGCGTTGGGCGAGGGCAAGGAGTTTCAGAATGGCGACGGCTCGTGGAATACTGTCTGTCCTGCTCACAATGATAAAGGACCCAGCCTTACTGTCAGTGAAGGTAACGGAGGACGGCTACTCGTCCACTGTCATTCAGGCTGTCGCCAAGAGGATGTCATCGACGCGCTCAAGCGCCAAGACCTCTGGCCAAGAGCCCGTCGTAACTGGGTCCCGCAGAAGTTCGCACCAGCCAACGCCAGCAGACCTGGCTCGTTTACCCATCCCCGACTAGGTCCGGCCGAAAAGACCTGGGAGTACCGTGACCTTGAGGGTCGACTGGTAGGTTTTATCTGTCGCTTTGAAAAAGTCGTCGGAACCAAGACGATCAAGGAACTGGCGCCAATGTGCTGGGGCCGCGACGCTGACTCTGCCAAGGAGTCTTGGTGCTGGAAAGGTTTCGTCAAACCGAGGCCACTTTACCGTGGTAACCTGCTGAAGGAATACCCTGAAGCCCCTGTGCTAGTTGTTGAGGGTGAAAAAACGACGGACGCGGCTCAGCTCATCTTTGGTGGTGAATACCTTGTCGTTACCTGGCCAGGCGGCTCTAAAGCCGCCAAGTATGTCGACTGGTCAGGCTTGGCTGGAAGAGACGTCGTGTTCTGGCCAGATGCCGATGAGCCTGGTTACAAGGCTCAAGCGCAAGTTTGCGAAATCCTGAAGCGCGAGGGCGCTCGGACCGTAAAGACTGTGCAGTTGCCAGCAGGTTTGCCTGAGGGCTGGGACCTGGCTGATACTATCCCTGACTCGGTCGGACTGGACCCGATCTACCTCGTCCGTACTGCACAGCTTTACGAAGAGCAGCAACTTGACCTGGTCTCTGAATACAACCAGCAGTTCGCTCTCGTCCTAGTCGGTGATAAAACAGTTGTGCTGTGGGAAAAGCCTGACGAGGAACACCCGAACAAGGTCGATATTCAGTTCATGTCGACCACGGCTTTCGGCATGCTGTTCGGCAACCGCTATGTTCAGATGGGCCGCAAGGAAGAACCAGCACCCAATGTCTGGATGAAGTCGGAACGGCGTCGTACCTACCACGGCGTTACGTTTAAACCAGGCAGTGTGATCAAGCGCGATTACAACCTGTGGCGAGGCTTTGCCTATGAACCTGACCCGGATGGCGACTTCTCACTGTTCAAGGAGCACATGTTCGAGAATGTCGCGCAGGGTGACGAGTCGCTGAACAACTGGCTGTGGGCATGGTTTGCTCAGATGTATCAGCAACCTCAGATTAAGCCTGGTACATCAATCGGTTTCCGTGGCAAGCAGGGTACAGGTAAAACGATCATCGGCAAGATCATCGGTGCACTGGTGCCCCAGCACTATATCTTGGTGGACGACCCGCGCTATGTCGTGGGACAGTTCAACTCCCACCAAGCTAGTTGCCTTCTGCTGCATGCTGACGAAGCATTCTTCGCTGGTGACCCCCGAGTCGTTGGTCGCCTTAAAGGCATGGTGACGTCTGAGAAGAACCGCATTGAGTTCAAAGGCAAGGACTCTATCGAAACCCAGAACTTTATGCGGCTGCTGATCAGTTCAAACGAAGGCTTTATCGTTCCAGCGGCTTTTGACGAGCGTCGATTCCTTGTGCAGGATGTGGGCGAAGGTAAGAAACAGAACCGCGCCTATTTCAAAGCGATGGAGGACCAGCTCAAGAACGGGGGATTTGAGGGTCTACTCCACCATCTACTCCACCTGGACTTGTCTACGGTGGACGTGGGAGTCATCCCTAACACGTCTGCACTAGTCGACCAAAAGATACACACCATGGACGCGGTCCAGCGGTTCTGGTATGAACGGCTGCGAGATGGTGAGATCATGCCACGCACCACATTGGGTTGGCCTGAGAAAGTTTCAACCGAGCACCTCTACCAGGCTTACATCAAGCGCGCCACTGACTGGGGTGAGCGGCGGCGCGTAGCTGACAACCAGTTTGGTCGTGAGATTGCAGCCTTGGTACCTGGTGGCGAGCTCAAGCGCTCGCGCATGACCATTCAGCAACTCGACAATCTGGGTCAAATCCAGTCAGTCCGAACCTGGGGTTACGAGCTGCCGCCCCTAAAGGCCTGCCGTGAGATGTTCGATAAGGTTCTAGGCGGCGCTACAGCGTGGCAAGACGACGAAGGTGATCAAGCCGCAGCGATTTCCAAGGATGACGGCGTGCCGTTCTAAGCCTATTTATGGTGAACTGAAAGCAGTATATACTGTCCTTAGGTTCAACGGAGACTGTCATGCGCAACCGCAATAACGCCTCGATCACCACTGTGCGGGGATCGCTGCACTTTACTGACGCAGAGATGCGACGGTTCATCTCGGCAGCAATGGAGCGGTTGTCTACTCTCCAGCAGGAGCGTGGGCTGACGGCTACTGAAGCTGAAATCAAGAACAAGATTGAGGCTGGTCGTCGTGCCAATCCAGGAGCATTCTAGGTTGTACGTCCAGACCTATGACAGAAACGGCGTAGTCGTTGAGTGCATGCCTGCTAAAGATGAACAGCAAGCACACAACCTCTTCGTCAACGCCTGCTGCTCGTCAAACCGACGTATCGAGTGGGTTCGCGTGTTCTTGAATGGTGACCCTGAGCCCTTGCTCTACGCGTTCAGGAACTGCCAACCTATGACAGACCTGATTACGGTTCGGCCACTACAACGTCGACTACATTGACCAAGCCGTAAGGGTGTACTGCTGAAGATTCGCAGTCTCTAATCACCTCCATGAAACACGCCCTTTCCATCATCCAAACCGCACTGTTGGGAGCGTTATGCCTCATCGGTGTTCTTATCTTCTTGAACACTCAGGAGCCTTCGCCCGACCCTGCTGAAGCTTTGCGGGAGACGCTCAGCGAGATGAACTAGGCAACGAACGTTTGCCCAGTTACCTCCCAAAATCGTCGTGATACTATCAAATCTCCGGAGCGACTCCGGTTCAACCACCCTCAAGGGAACAACGACGATGAAGCATCTCCACGGAATGCTGGCGTTCGGCCTGCTGGCCGCCTGCCTGATGATGAACAGCGACCAGGGCCATGGCCTCACCACGATCGACGACGGCGCGGACGAACCGACCTCGGGCGGCGGCACCCCGGCGGAAGACCAGGCCCAGGTGGCCGACACCGTGGACGACACCGACCAGGGCGACGACGGCGAGCTGGGCGACGACGACGGCGACGATGGCGAGCTGGGCGACGACGGCGACGGCGACGGCGACGAGTAGTCGCTGAACACAGTCTCCACAGACTGGACGGCCGGCTCAGCGATGGGCCGGCCGTTTTCGTTTTGCCGTTACACGTTGTCTTCTAGACGTGATATACTGACCACATGTTGAGAGAAATCCCAATCATGGCCGCCGGTATGAGCGCTAGGTCTCTGTGGAGACCCATTCCAAATATGCTAGGGCTCAAAGCCTGGCAGTCTGATCGCCTTAGGGTAATCGCCTCGACGGATGAAGGCTGGGAACACGTTTCTGTCTCCTGCCAAACCCGTTGCCCTACGTGGGAAGAGATGGAGTGGGTGAAACGCTGCTTCTTTGAGCCTAGCGACACCTGTATGCAGCTCCATGTCCCTGAAGCTGAGCACATCAACTGCCATCCGTATTGCCTACACATCTGGCGACCGGTTAGCGGTTTCATTCCCCGCCCGCCCAATCACTTAGTAGGTTAACATGACTTTGCATCAAGATAAATCGCACCCCGGTGTGGTCGGCGACACCTACAAGGTCAGAGTCAACGACATTATTCAGATCGAGGCCCGAGTCACTGAGATCAAGGGTGACAGGCTTGTCGTTGAGCCAATGTATGGCGCAGAAGTCTATCTCAGCGACGTGAGCCGTTATACTGAGCTCCGCGCTCCTCTCGATGCGAAGGTAACCAAGCGTCCTTTACGTGTTGGCGACAAGGTGCGTTACAACTCGGAACCCGGAGTTAACGAGGGTTATTATCATGGTCGACTTGTTGCCTATGATAACGGTAAATGGATTATTCGCGACAACACCAGTCAACGCACTGGCGGCTCCTTGGTCGAACGCACCGAGGACGATATCTATTTCGACTTGTAGGAAACGGCCATGGCTCTGATAGACTCTCACCAACACACTGACATCTCAGGTCAGTTTCAGCTCTTTGAGCTACATAAGCAAGCCGAGGGCGATCGCTGGCATGTCATGTGTTGGACTGGCGAGGATGAAGACTCACTCGACCTTCACTGGGACGTGAACTACAAGGTCGTGGGTTACGTCGACGGAAACCCTAACCGTCAGATCACGGAACCATTCACCGAAGCCGAAGCTCGTGCTGAGTTTGAACGCTGGAGACAAAAGTGATGGATATCCCTAACCCGCTGCATCTGGAAATCGGCTTGTTCATCAGACCGTTTGACTGGCAACTGGATGCTGGCAAAAGCTGGCAGAACTGGTGGATGATCATCGGTCCTGTAGAAATCTTCATAAGCTTCATTGAGCGGTAAAACGATGATGACCTCGTCCCTCCTTTCTGAGGCTGAAGCGCTCAACGAGCCTGGCGAGCTTTACCGCCACAAACGAGGCGGCATTTACCGCCTCCTCGAGATCACCAGTCTTCGAAACTCGGACCTCAAGTGGAAGGGCAACCGGCCTCACGTCCAAAAGGGCCAGCAGCTCGCCACATATGAGCACCTGTGGCCGCATCCGCGTGAGCAGTACCAGCGGCCTTACGACGAGTTCGCTGAGCCTGACAGGTTCCGTCGCATCATCAGGAGCGAGTCCTGAATCCTAATGGCAGATCATTTTCGGCCACGTGGAACCTCAGTCGGAGTACCTTGTGCTAAGTGTGGTGCTCGTAAAGGCTCTACGGTAGACAGTCGGCCTCAGGACACTTACGTGCGGCGTCGACGCGAGTGCGCCAACTGCGGCCATCGTTTTACGACCTATGAGACGACCACGGAGCCTGGTGACCGAGGCTTGTCAGAAACACAAAAGAAGATTCTGCGTGGTGTACTTGGCACCTTGCATACCCTGGTACAACAGCTGGCTCCGAAATAATCGGCCTGTTTACAGTCACTCTTAACGTGCTACAATCTTCTTGTTCGCGGGACATTCAGTCCTGCCAGTTGAAGCGAGCACGCTATGATCGCCGAACACCGCCGGAGCCGGCGCAAACAAACATGGGCCTCCGCCGTGCGGGAGGGAGTCCCGCTTGAGGCTGGTCGCGCGGCCGTACACATTTCGCCAAACACGCCACAGGGGCGGTGACTGCCGTCTCCATGCGAACCAAGACCTGCCAAGATTGATCTTGACTCTGGCAATCGACGAGTAGACCATGAGCTGCTTGCAGCTACTTTGGAGCCTGCCGAACGATTAGTCGCCACAGATCAGCTGGAACCTTCCAGCGAAAGCAATGCAGGCACACCCGACCCCGGCCACGTGATACAGCGTGCGACCGGGGTGGGTAGTTAGATGAGCCAGCAAGTCCGCCTTCGTTTACCCTGGGACCCTGAGTTCCTGATCACCGCCACGCTTAACTGGCGGCACCCGACCAAAGACTGGTGCCATGTCAAGCACCCACAGTTCGTGAACGGCATCTCCCTCCCGTTCTCCAAGGTCAAACTCCTCTAGCCGATTTACGGTCGCATTTTTTCAGGTTACAGTCTCTTCAGACATCAACGTGGAGACTTCTGATGCACGTCCGCCATCACTTTCTGAACACTGTCGCTGCTGTGAGTAACACATTCGACTCACTCATCAACCGTGGCCTCATTCGCTGGGTTCGTTCTCAGTTCACCTGGGACTATGTCGGCTGCTATGGCATCTGGGGATACTGGGAGAACCGCCTCACTGGTCGACGTACCTGCAAGCGCATCCGTCTCGAAGGCACCGGTCGCCGCCACCTCTCCTGGCTTGCCGGCGGACCCTGGGACCACAAGATGTACCCCATGGGTGAACTCGGTTATGGCCAAATGGACCTGCACCACGCGCAGCTGGCTACCGATGAAGCGTGACTACGACGTCTGGCGCTGGCTGATGTGGGGAACCATGTCAGTTGGCGTCTATTTCCTAGCTGAAATCGTTCAGCAGCTCAAGTACATCGCAGCGGCACACTACTGATGCTTATCGGCACTGCAGGCACCCTGCCACCCCTCCTACCGTGCGACTGCGGCCGCCCCACCGTGTGCCGTGAAGACGGTGTGCCAACCTGCTATCGCTGCCAGGAGTGGAAGCGCAAGGTTCGCCAGACCTGGGTCGGCCAAGAACCACCGACCTTTAAGATGGACGAGTTGGTTCGTCGAGCCAGGACTGGTGGTTTGCTGTTCAGTGCCACAGAAATCGTTGAAGCCTGGCAACATGATAACGAACTACGCCAAGCTATGAATACCATGCGGTATGACGACTGGCGTCGGCTGCATCCGCACAAAACCAAGGAGGAGCTGGCAGATGGACTTGAATGAAGGTGTAGAACCTGTACCGGAGAAGGAAGAGCTGGTTCAGCCTGAACCAATCTTCGGCTTCAGCTTGGTGCACGACAGGGTCTTCGTAACCTGGTTCGAACATAATGCTCAGGATGACTACAGCTTTGTCGCTGAGCCCCGAGCGATCGAGCTTACGCCCGAGGAAGCTGAACAGTTCAATGATCTGCTCAATCAACAGACCGACCAGATGCAGGCTCTGCTCCAGGGCTTCGCTGAAAATCGACGAGAGGCATTCGAACTAAGCGGCGGCGCTGGTCTCCAAGACGAAGAACTCTCCATTCCGACCGGGGTCTACTTCGCTGAAGACAACTTCTATTCGATCGAGCCACCTCATAAGGGTATGGGCACTGCATTCTGGAGAGCGTGGAAAAATCGACGCCATGAGTTCCCGACTCGTCAGCAAGCTGGCATTTCCTAGGGTCCTCCGGGTGGTCCACATGTATATGCCCTAAGGAGGACCACCCGTTGAACCCTCTACCTCACGTCCCTTGACCGTGGAATGTCGGTTTGAGTGTCTTTGGAGCCTAAGGCCTCAACAACACTTCACCAAGCCGTGAGGGGTTTACAGGGCCGTTCACCTGGACTATGTTGAGGTTATCGCGACGCACGGTGCGTCTGCGAGGAGGGTCTCGACTGTGAAACCAGGACGGCTCTGAAGGGTCGTAGTCTCCGATAGGCTACGGCCCTTCATCATATCTGGAGATTCGCGTGGTTATCGTCGAAGACATTTACCCCGTCATCGGTGAAGTTATCTGGGTCTGGGCCGACGATATTCGCCGAGTTCACGATCGCCAAGACAACCGATGGTTTCACGTCAACCGTGGCCGCTATCAGGTTCGTGACATGGAAGTTCCAGTGAGTGTTCACGACAGCAGCGGCAAAGTTATCGGGCTTATGATTCCAAAAGTGCTGGCGAGCCTGAACGGCATCCATGCCAACTAACGCCGCAGCCACCTTTGTGCTACGAGTGCCAGCGCGTAACCTTGAGTTGCGTGAGAAGACTATTGCGTTACGTCATCCTTGGCGCGGGCATGACCTATACTGGATAATCCCAGTAGCTTACCTGGTGAGCTTAAAGCCAATCAGTGGAGATTTAATCAGGGTTCGTATTCGTCAAGCCTACTTTGAGGTGCCAACCGGTCCTTCAGGCTGGCGAGCAGATTGGGAACGGCATTTGTCGCAATAGCCTGTTTACAGGTGGCGAAAGACACGATACACTCTTCTCAGAAACGTGGAGAGTGTGTCATGCGTCAGGCTCGATTTTACAACCATGACTTGACGGTTTGCCTTGACGTGAACCTGACAGAAGAGCAGCATAGCGAGCTATTTCAGCTTAACTGGGGACCGCCAACGGCCTGCATGTACAGCAATGGCATCGGCCCGATGCGGGACGGTGCGCAGGCACGTTCGGCAACTTACCATGAAGCGAAGGCACACATCCTGGCTCAACGAGCCCGTAAGTATCTGCGCTTTGATAGCCCAGAAACGGGGGCGCACTATACAGCCGTGATTGGCGGTGAAACTGGCTGGACCAAGAGCTACGCTCATTTTGAAGCTGCACTCAGGCTCATGACCCAAGCTGAGGAACTTTCTCATGTCTGAAGATTTTACCAACCAGTTCTTCGTGTGTACTGGCTACACTGCTAACTGGAAAGGCGAACAGCGCCTCGGTCTTCAACGTTGTGAAGAAGTAGACGGTGAGTGGCGCCTGATTGGTGAGCCGATGGCGTTCAAGCCTGATCGCAAGATGAAGTCGCGGTTTCAAAGCGGCTGTATCTACGAGGTTCCAGCCACAGACACGGCCGTCAGGAGTGGAATGGCGAAATATGTCAACATGTGGCCTGACCGAGAGCAGCGCCAGGTGTGGAACATCGCCAGTCGTGCAGTCCAGACGGCTGAGGCTGCCGATAAGATTCGCGACAAGATCATCAAGGAAGATGAGAACCTTGAAGCGATTATGAAGCCGTTAGCCAGGCGATATCAAACCATGAGAACTCGGCGTGATCGCATCGCCTTGGAACTACTCGTCCTCGAGGCTCTGCGCGGCAACTTCACTTAAGCCGATTTACGTAAGACGCGACTCGTGATACTCTAGCCTCAGAAACGTGGAGAGTATCAGATGTCCGATCAAGACCTTGTCGCCCAATACTTGGCCAAAGGTGGTCAGGTCACACAAGTCGAGGCTGGAGTCTCTGTCGGACTCGCCAAGACTGACTACCTTCCACGTAAGCGATCAGGTTTCGCTAACCGGCCGGCCGCGCCCAAGCTCGAGACGGGCGACGCCAAGTTCGACATGTACGCCAACGCGCTCCCGAGCGAACTACGGGCCTGGGCGGCTGCGACCGGCCAAGACGTCCGCGCTCTGTACAAGGAATATCGCGCCCTGAAGAAGGACGGCCTGCTCGAGAAGCACATGCCGGCGGTCAAGGCATGGGAACGCGGTAACGAAAACGGAGAACATCTGTCATGACACCTGAGCGCCGCCTCGAGCTTTACAACAAGCCGAGCTCTCAGCTCACCAATGCGGAGCTTCTCGAATACATCGAGGGCAGTCGCAACATGGTTCCTGCTCAGCATATCATGAGCCTGTTTATTCAACGATTCAAAGCTATGGATATTGTTCGTAGACAGGAAGTCATGATGGCATTTGAGGTAGGCTACCGAGCAGCTGAGAAAGGCCAGAATCTCTTGGCTGCACAGATGGAGATGTTCGGCTCATGAGACCGAACCTCTGTGCGACGCCGACCGAGGACGATATCCACGCCTACTTAAAGGCCGCAGGATTTCTGTTCGTCTCGCCCAAGCTGGACGGTGTTCGTGGCCTGGTTGACGGCCAGCAGATGCTAAGCCGTTCGCTGAAACCTATCCGCAATAAGTTTGTGCAGAATGCTATCGCTGGGATTGGTGGGGCTTTTCACCAACAACAGAATCTGCACGGCTACGACGGTGAGCTCATTGTCGGTGACCCGACAGCCAAGGATTGCTATCGCACAACAATGAGCCAAGTCATGTCGTACGACGGTGAACCAGACTTCACGTTCTACGTGTTCGATCGCTGGGACCTCAATGGTCAGGACTTCGCCCACAGATTCGGTAGGTTGGAGTCCAATGGACGCGTAAAGGTGCTTGAGCAGATTATGGTTACCTCGGTCGACCAGCTCTACCTGTGTGAGGAGAGCTACCTCGCCGCTGGTTACGAAGGCCTGATTATCGCTCGACCTGACACGACCTACAAGTTTGGTCGGTCAACGCCCAAGGAGGGTGGCAAGTGTAAGCTGAAGCGCTTCGTTGACTCTGAGATGCGGGTCACGGGCGTGGAAGAGCTCATGCGCAACATGAATGAATCCAAGGAGAATGAACTGGGCTACGGGGCTCGGTCATCTCACAAAGAGAACATGGTGCCAGGCGGCACGATGGGTAAGCTCGTTGGAGTGGACATCCACGACGGACGTGAGGTCAAGCTCGGAACCGGCTTCACCGCGGCTGAGCGTGATGAGATTTGGCGCCATCGTGAACGGGAGCTGGGTAAGGTCTGGAAGTACAAGCACTTCCCTGTCGGCGTCAAGGACAAGGCACGACACCCCGTGGCACTGGGTCGCAGGGACCCGTTGGATTTGCTGTCATGAGAATGGCTTCTGTGTATACCGCGTCGAAGCTTCGTCATGGTCCGATGTGGATACGCCTACGCGAAGAACGGCAAGATGTATTCTTCACGGCTCGTTGGCCAGACATTGAAGGCCACGTGCCCGATACGCCTGAGAATGCTGTCGCGTTCTGGCACCACGATGTAGCCGACGTTCGCAAAGCAGACGCTGTGCTGGTTTACGCTGAGCCTGAAGACAAGCTGCGTGGTGCCTTGGTTGAGGCCGGTATTGCTCTTGGTCTCGGCAAGCAAGTAGTTGTTGTGGGTGATAATGCCGATTTTGGAACGTGGCAGTATCATCCACTCGTGCAGCGGGCTAAGACAATCGATGAAGCTCTGTTGCTCATAACAGGTGGGTGGTAAACGCGGCTAGTTTCAGTTGCCCTGTGTCATGAATCGTAGAACATGATACTGTAGGAGTATCAACTGCGGAGAGACGTTATGACTCGCTATACCGGACAGTTTTATATCTCGGTGTTTGAAGCGGGCTCAACTCCTCGTCACCAAGATCGTCGACTCTTTATTGGCACGACTGATGAAGCCATGGAAGAGTTCCAAGAAGAGTACAAAGCCCTGTTTCCAGACGACTTTGATCGGAAGGATGCTCGGTTTTGGCAACAACGCCGCATTGACCTCACCTTGTCTGTTGGTAACAGTGCCCAGGTCATGGGTCGGGATATGCTCGGCAACAAGATCATCCGCATTGAGCGGTATGGCCCCATGAAAGAAGAGGACTGAGTCATGTTTCTGCTGCAAACCCGTTCCAAGTTCTGGGACACGGTCGAACTCTTCGAAAATCGTGACGAGGCGATTGCCAAGGGACGCGAGTTCGTGGGTAAACACAACCCTGTCGACAGCTGCTCCACCGAGCCCGTGGAAGTCGATAACCGACACCCTGTGCTGTGGACGTGCTATAGGTCGAGCTCGTTCGGTCTGTACCAGGCTTGGGTGCACTCGGCGACGACCACGGAACCGCGGCCCATCTTCGCAATCGCCTAGCGGCTGCGGTTTACATGATCGCAGGACGTGATACTATCGATGTATCACGTGGAGATGAGATATGTCTATTCCCAACGACTGGACTGAATGCGAAGTCTACGAAGGCGCTACCATAGCCGTCAAGAACGGCGTGTATGGAGCCTTTTTCGCGGCTCAAGGTTTCTTCATTACAGGGTCGTGCAAGACTCGAGCCGAGGCTCGACGCGCCGTTGATCGGTGGTATGAGGTCGAAGGTAGTCAAGGCTAATGGCTCGTCAGCCCGGCAAACCACCACAGGACCGCCCCACCGTCGACCTCAAATCGGCGGCTGAGGTCTACTTGGTCAAGCACGCACTGGACCGGCTCCGTCGGCGATACTTAAAGGCTGCTGAGGAGATTGAGCGGCGCGGTGCGCCGAGTCTGGCCTGGATGATGCGGAACAAGTTGGAACGCATCCAAGCCGTGTGGGCGGTGGTGCCGGAGGAAGGTGACGTAGCTCATCTTGCGAACAAGGAGCAGGTAGACTGGGCCTCACGGGCTTGTGAGGGTCTGATCACCGAGCTAAGGCTGGGTCAGTTCAAGGAGTGGGACCCAGACGTGGCAGCTATGATTTCGATACTGGCGCCACTGCTTGACCGTATTCAGATCGGTTGGAAGCGACCGGCGCCAATCCCTGAGGAAGTCCTGGCCCAGATCAAGGCGCGGGAGGACGGCCGGTTCTATAACAAGAACGTGGGCGACTGGCTTGAGGTAGATGAGTCCCGGGTAGACGAGCTGGATGTCTACTCATGGCGTTCACCCGAGTTTGACCTGGTGGAAGATTTCGAGTGGATAGGGTTACGGGCATGAACAAATACTGGGTTATGCAAATGTCGCGGGACGAACCTATCGGCAAACCGTTTGCAGTCTTTGCCAATAATCTTACTGAAGCTGTGCAACGGGCTCAGAAACATCCCGACTGGACTCATTGGTACGACAAGGTGTCGTTTGAGATGGTGAAACTCTGATGGCTAAACGATTGTCGCGTAGAAACGCCCACCGCCTCGCCCTCCACTATGCTATCTGTGAGCGGGATAGCTTCGCAGACGCCTACCATCCAGACGATGAGCCTGGTAAGCGGGCTGCGTTCTTAGCCAGCGAGTTTCGCCGAGTCCTCAAGGAGGAGTTCGGTGAGATTACCTCGGAAGATCGACTTCGCGCCGAGAACTATGAGACCGTGTCGATTATGGACTTGGTCAGGAAGGCAGACGACTAATGGCCAAGCAGAACTTCAAACTCACCATGGACACTGGTCAGTCGATCGTGATCAAGGCGCGAGACTGGCACCATGCCTTCGCCCTCTGTATGCAGGCGATTCACAAGGCTGACATGCGTGAGAAGTCAGGTGGAGCCAAGGCGTGGGACGGGCAGAACTTGACATTGGAGAAGGTGTGATGGTTCTCCGACCCAAGACTCATCGTCAAGCGGTGCTCGAGGCCTTTCCAAAGGCACGACTTCATCACAGGCCTGAAGCCAGCATTCTTGAGCGCTATGTCGTTCGCAATGGTCTGGTCACCATGGGCACAGGCGCCAGCCCACAACTTGCCTGGATACGTTCCAAGGCGTGGATTGCCCCGTCAACTTAAAGGCGGATACACGCCTGGAGGGAGCGTAGGTTCGTTTTTCTCGGTGACCTGTTCTTCGAGCTGCTTGATGGCAGCCTGGGGAACGGCGTCGGGTTCCGAGTCTGGTTTAGGATTGACCCAGGCACCGCGGGCGTCGAGCAACGCTCGGTCTTTCGCCTCTTCGAGGATGCGGCCCTGTCGCTTGCTGCGCTTCCACTGATCGAGCCAGTAGTTGAGCTCATAGACTCGCATGCCGAGATAAGTGAGCTGGTAGCGGTTGCGTTGGTTCGCGATGAGCTCCACCAAGCCGCGGTTGACCAGCATGTTGAGGTAGGACTGCTGAGTCCCGAAGAAGACCGGTGTGCTGCCAGTATCCAGGCGTCGGACGCACTGCTTGTCGTACATTCGACCCAGCAGTTGGAACTCAGACTTGGTGCGACAGAGCATTTGGTCGGCGACCTCGCGTGGGTCGCCGTCAGGACAGTCACGAGCAAAGACGGTCTCCCAGTCTTTCAACGGCTCTGGTTTCGAGTTGAGTTTCAGTGGGTTGAAGTTGACTGGGCCCGGCATTTCTGTTGTTCCTTGGGTATTCGAGGGCAACACCGACTGTCACCACGAGACTAGTGTCTTAGAATAGTGTAGGGTTTGCCTGTTGTAATCGTGCTTGCCCCATTATGCTGTGCCAAAAGTGTTGGGATAAGTAGCAGGTGACGAGGCGACTGTGGTCGTGGTCTGGTAAGGGTGTTGAAAGCGTGGTGTCCTCAGTGGCCTAGTTCCTATATTCGACTAGCCTGTACGCTTGGACAGTCGTGTGGTGACTTGAGGATTGGGTTGCGTGATCATGGTGTCTTTGGTGTCTATGAAAAGGGCTATGGATAGAGCCTATGGGATTTTTGCCCAAACCTTTTTCAATGGTTCTACTAGGACTTGATAGACACCAAGAATCATGTATTATGTGACTGGTTGAACGAGGCGGTGTCCTAGCATATATAGGTTATTTTATTTGAACTAGGACTAATAGGACACTATGAATAAGAGACTATGGAACTGATTGAGAAGAGCATGGATTGAGGACAGTTGAGTAAGACTAGAGAGACTTGGTGAAGGAGAGACGAAGATGGGACGGCGGCCGAGGGCTCTATGGGCGAAATATTCACTCATCGCCTTTACGCTCACGCTCCGCCGCGCATCATTCTCGGTTCCACCCACCCGCGCCATATTACGTGTTCCTCAAATCATGATACTATCAACCTATCAACGTGGAGACTGACTATGAACAAGTTCGACATCATGGCCGTGATCATTGGCGTGCTGGGCGCGATCATTGGGCTGATCGCCTGGGACCATGCGGCGAATGACCCGCACAACGCGCCTCACACTGTGCTCGTCGGCTTCGGCTGTGAAAGTCCCAGTAGCGTTGCCGTGGCGACGGAGGAGGACCTGCTGCCGCGTTGCGCCGAGATCGAGCGTCATGAGGTGGCGCGGCGGTAAAGTTCCAGCGGGCGCTCGGCGAAAGTGCTTGCGGGCGTAGTTCCAGCGGCCGAGTAAAGTGCTTGCGGGTGCAAGGCGCGTGGGGGCGTGGGTCGGGGATAGGCGCGGGAGGATGTCGTTGGCCCGGGCGAGAGCTCGGTGACACGCATAGTAGTTCGCGGGCGCACGCGCGGCTACACTAGATTGGGTCGGATGTAAACAGGCCAAAACATTACGAATTTGTAATCTTTCTTTTGTGTACACGGACAGCGGACGTTGTAGGATGCATCTATCGGATGAATGAACATCCGCTGCAAAACGTGGAGACTGAGACATGGCTACCAAGAAGCAAACCGCCCCGACCACCGAGCCCAAGGCTCGTGCCCCGCGCAAGACCAAGGCTGCTGCCGCCCCGGTGCAGCTGAACGAGGCTGAAGCCGATGCGCTGCTCGACCGTGCCGGTGAGAACGCCGCTCTGGCCGACATCGTCAAGGACGTCAAGAAGCGGAAGCCGAGTGCGGCAGAGCGTGGCGAGGACGGGAAGGTCGTGAGGACGGGGCGGAACCTGTCCGGCAACCAGCCGTTCAAGGCGAAGCTGTACTACTACGACCTGTCGGTGAAGTCCACGACGGACTACGACAAGGCGTTCCAGGCTGCGCCCAACCAGGTTCGTCTTCTGCTCAACTACATGGCCGACGAAGGTATCACCACGCCGGATGACGCCATGCGCGGTGGGGAAATCTGTGGCGGCGCCATCAACTCGGGGAAACTCGCCTCGAAGATCGACCCCGCCGCTCTGTTCGCCTACTACCGTCGCGTGATGGAAACCCTCGGTCTTCGACTGGCGGCGTGAAGGTAATCGACTCGTGAGTACTCGGTGACGGGTGGGTTCCAGCAGGTTCCCACCCAGTCCCAGTGAAAATCCTTGCAAGTGCTGGCGGAGTCCCAGCGAAGTCCCAGCGGCACACGCGTAAGTGAGTGTCGCTTTCATTTGCTTGGTATTGTATCAGTATCTGTTTCTGATACATTGATACTGACTGTCATTATCAACATGTCCGAATGAGAGTGACACTCAAGAAAGATTTCAAATATTACGAAATCGTAATTTTACTTCTACGTCGAATGCGCTAAGATGATCTCAACAACGGAGATTGAGACATGTTCAACGTCGGTGAGACCATCGCTATCGAAAACATGAGCGCTGAAGTCGTGTATGTGCACGATGATGTGTGTTTCATCGCGAAACTCGAAAACAACACGTTCATGGTGCTTGAGTATGTTGACGACGAAACTTATTACGATCTCTATGAAGATTTGCCAACTGCTCTTGACATGCAAACCGCTATCGGTCGTATTGAGATGTGGTGGAGAGAGAACATGAGCGATTGAGTATTCGCTCAGTCGATTTGGCCAATATATTTTGGGCCCAAGTCGTCAGGGGCGGCGCCCGACAGCTCCAAAGTCAAAAACCGTGTGTCACTCTCCTATAACCGAAACCCCGATACCTCCCTCCATATAACAGAAACCAAAAATCCGGTTGCCAAGCCATCGTTTCGTTGTGTATACACCGACATCTCCACGTGCTAGAGTTAGGTCAGCCGAAAGGAGGTGATAACGTGACCGATCAAAACCAACAGACCGAAGACGACGGGGTTCGTCCTCCGCCGCCTCCGCCTCCGCCGCCTCCGCCGCCGTCTCAACCCAAGTTCGAGACCGAAGGCGAATAAGGTGCTGGTCGAGTACGTATGGCCTTTCCTGATGCTCACAGCCTTGCGTGACTATCACGCGAGGCCATACGTATTTGTTCTCGGCGTCATGTGGTTCGTACAAGTCTCCATACTCACTCTGAATACAGGGTGGACTGGAGAGCTTGGCAGCTTATTGATGGATTTCTGGGCATTTGGCCTCTGTGCCTACTGCATGCCACCTCGGCGGCCACGGTGGGCGTTACTGGTTCTGTGGCTATTTGGCGTATCCTTCTTGGGCCAGGCTCTGTTCTGGTTCCTAGAGGCCCAGGGTTATGAAACCGTCTACCCGCATTATTATTTCGGCCTAGGAGTTTTCAGCGCTCAGCTGCTTTGTGTCACTTATCCTGGAGGGAAATGCCTTGTCCGTGACGCCCGAGTTCTTATTCGTCGTGTGCGTAGCCGGGGCGGGGATGGTCAGCCTGATCGTGTGGCTGTTCACCCTGCCCAGTCCTCCACAAGTGAGTGACCTGTTCCCAGATAAGCTGTTCCAAAGCTATCTGGAAAAGAACCCAGAAGATTCTGCAAAAACTGAATAACCAAGGCATTTGCCACACAGTTCAGTATCTTTGCATTCATTCGCATACTACTTTGGTGTCATTGTCACTCACCTAGGTAGCTTACACCGATGGGTTCTGAGCGCTACGACGGCACTGGTTCAGCCAACAACAGCCGCAAGCTCGGCTATGCTCCCGAAGACAAGGAGTCCTTAATGCAGGACTTCGTGGAGCTGCTGGCTCATGGCTGGACCGTAGACGGCGCGATCAAGATGCTGAAGGACTGGGCGACGGTTCCTGACAAGCATATCAACCTGCGACGAGAACTCGTCGAAGAGCCACATCCCAGTTTCGGCAGAGCCGTCCCCGCCCGCAAGACCTTCTACGTCTGGCGCGATGAGCCCGGCAATGAAGAGTTCAAGAACGACTGGAAAGAGTCGCACGACATCGGAACCGAGGTCCTGGAGGACCTGGCCATGAACATGGCTCATGCCGGTTCCGAGAAGCTCATCATGTTCCTCCTTAAAGCCCGCAACCCGGGTCGGTACGCCAACTTTGGCGCGTTGGGTGGTGGCAGCTTCAATATCACGATTACCCCTGGGGATGCAGACCTGTGAACGATGCCGGGAACACGGCTGAGCTCATCTCCAAGCAGGTGGAGGAGTTCGATGGATTGCCGCTTGGCTATATGCCAGCGATTATCTTGGCGGTGATCGTACTGATCTGTGCGGTGGCTTGGGTCATCGCGAAACGGGAAATGAACGACAGGGACCCCAGAGACGACGAATGAGAGTCCGACTCACTGAACGCCAACAGGAGGGGAATAAACTGCTCGGGTCTCCCGCGCGGCATATTCTCCTGTACGGTGGTTCACGGTCTGGCAAAACATGGCTACTGGTACGTGCTGTGTGCATTCGTGCCATGAAGGCGTCGAACAGCTCGCACGTTATCCTGCGTTTCCGTTTCAACCACATCAAGTCGTCGATCATCGCTCAGACATTCCCGGATGTCATGGCAAAATGCTTCCCTGGCGTGAAGTATCGCCTTGACAAGACTGATTGGTACGCTGAGTTCGCCAACGGTTCCAAGATTTGGTTCGGCGGTCTGGACGACAAGGAGCGCACTGAGAAGATTCTGGGTCAAGAGCACGCGACCATCTATCTGAACGAATGCTCGCAGATTGGCTACGACTCCCGCAACAAGGCGATGACTCGCTTGGCGCAGAAGTGCCCGCTCGATGAGCAACCGCCTGGGCATGACCCCGAGAACCCTGCCTACCTGCCCCTGAAGGCATATTACGACTGCAACCCACCGACGGTGGGGCACTGGATTTACCGTCTGTTCATCAAGCTCGTTGAACCGAAGTCGGGTGAAGCTCTGAAGCGCCCCGAGCAGTACGTCAACATGCATATGAACCCGATACACAACATGGCAAACTTGCCTGAGGAGTATCTGGAAGAACTGGAGTCGCTGCCTGTTAAGGACC